ATGGCTCATCGTATTTTTCTCAGCCATAAGCACGAGGACAAGCCGGTGGTTGAACCGATCGCGCTTCGACTAAGGGAAATTTTTGGTGAGGACGCTGTCTTCTACGACGCGTGGTCGATCCAACCAGGCGACGGAATTATTCAGAAAATGGACGAGGGCCTAACAGCGCCCGAGTTTGTGTTCTTCTTTGTGTCGCCATTAGCACTACAGAGCGGCTTGGTGAAGGTCGAGTGGCAGAACGCGCTCCTAAAGGCAAGCAAAGGGGGAACACGGCTTATTCCCGTACGCATTGCAAATGTTGCCATGCCAGAGGTTCTGAAACAGAACGTATATATTGATCTTTATTCAGTTGGACTTGAGGTTGGCTTAAACCAGATAGTGAATGTGGTGCAGGGAAATAGTTCTTTTACTCCCTCACATGAAGGTTTCACCAACTTGACGTGGAAGATCGTCGCCGCAAACGATCGCGAAATCACGCTGCACATCGAAGCTTCGCATTTGATGGAGCCTAATCCGAACTTCGTTATTCTTTTGGCCAATGCAGAGGATGAGGTAAAGATCGAACTCAACAATGGCCAGCCGATGCTAAGCGGCTTCTATGAGAAGCCATTCTCAACGACGAATGCTAATGGCTTTACGATAGCTCCAATGGGTGGTGCGATCACGCCTGAACGACCGATGGTTGTCAAACTAAGCGCACTGAAAGACCGGACAATTCAAATTGCGGGTTTGGTCCATGGTTGGTCTGAGCCATTCCGGGATGTCCCACGCCGTTCGTAAACATATGCAAATATATCAAGTGGCCGATCGAGTTGTTTTCAACACAAGCTTGCGCGCCAGCTTTGTCATAGCGTCGTGTGCTAACCGCTGCTGTTCTGCTTCGCGACTATAAAGCTCGGCGTGCTGGATATCGTCGTGCCCCAACGTCTCCATCAACTGACGCGTGGTCGAGCCGGATTCGGCCAGCAATTTGCCGAGCGTCTTTCGGAGCCCATGCAGGCTGCAGCCCTTTTGCATGCCGGCGAGGTTGGTCCAATGCGACATCATGCCGGTTAGCGACTTCTCGGAAAAGGGATTCCCATAGCCGTTAATCAGGACAAATTCTTTGCTCTTATCGAGCGGCTCAAGGATTTCGAGCATCATGGGGGTAAGGGGTAGGATCAGCGTCTTGTCGCCTTTTTTGGTAGTGATGGTCGCGGTGCGGTTCTTAAAATCGATGTCGTTCCATTTGATCTTGGCTAAATCAGAGCGGCGATTGCCCAGCCAAAGCGCGAGCCCATATGCGGTTCGCGCCGCGGAACCGAGCGGCCATCTGGCTTCGAACGCGGCACGCTCTTCCTCCGTCCAAGCACGCCAGCCTTTATACTCCGGTCGGTACGAGAGCTTGTAGGTAGGGTCGCTATCTATCCATTCCTCATCGAGCGCGACGTAAATCATCTTGCGAACCGCGACTAGCAGATGTTTGGCTTTGTGGGGCGTTTCGTGAAATCTAGCGAGTAGCTCTTTGACGTGGCGGCGTTTCAGATCCCGTACCAGCATATCGCCCCATTTAGCCGTGCCAGTTTCCACAAGCAGCAGCTCAAGAAATTCTTCGGCGAGCCGTCTGTTCTTATCTTTCGTGGCCGGATCGTGCTTGAGCCAGTCGGGAGTGCGTTGCACTTTTCGCCATGCATCGCGAAATGAACCCTGGGCAACCGCGCCCGGCATGCCAATGACTTTGGCGGTGGTCGGTTTTCGCCCTTCAATCGCAGCTTTGTAATGCTGTTCAAATTGGGGATCGCCCGGCTGACCGGGCAATGAGATCGTCTTTCCAGAACGACGAAACCGCCACCGCGTGGTGCCGTGGCGGTCTTTGAAGGATGATGCAAAAGGATAGTCGGGATGCGTCGCCATAAGGCACTCTACTTCTAGGGGTGCCGGCCTGACAATATCTCGTCAATCATGTTGACGCCTTCGTCCGGCAGTTCCGTGAATGCCGCGTCCAAGGCAATGCGATCCCAAACCACGCGGCCATCAATTTTCTTTGCCTTCGGCATGCGACGGTCGGCGACGAGCTGGTCAAATTTTGTGGTGCTGACGCCAATGTATCTTGCCGATGCTTCTCGGCTTAATCCACGCGGCGGGTAAGCTATACCGTCAGTTCGCTCCGCTTTCATTCGTCGTCCTATGCGATAATTCTAGCAGCGCGCGGCTGTCTCATGTTGCGGTTCAAGTTTCGGGAAAGGCGAGAGCGGGCAAGGGGTGACGCCCGCTCCGCCGCTATCAGCCGCCGGCCATTTCCGGCTTGCCGGTGAATTTCGGCAGGTCCAGCGCGGCGGCGGTGTCGTGGAGGGCGAAGTTGACGGCCTTGGTGATGTGGATATCCGGGCGATAGAGCATGAATATCCACGAAAGAACGCCATCGCGCAGGCGGTAGCGCAGGCGGACCGGCACGCGGATGCTTTCGCCATCAAAGAACGGCGCGATACTCAGAATGAAGATGCCCGGCACCGTGATAGGCTGGCCGGCGGCGTTCTTATGGTCTTCTTCGAATACGATCTGGCTCTCGCCGGATTGCAGCTTGACGGCATTCTTGACGCGGGTTTCCGCATTGACTTGCAGGCCGCGCGAAAGCTCGATCAGCTCGTTAGGATAGGCAACCTTGGTGTTGAACATGCCGCCGAAGTCCTTGGCCTCGTCCGCGTCGGGCGACGACAGCTCGGCAATATGGTCTTCGATAAACTCGGCAAACTCGCCCTGGGTCATGGGCTTACTGTCCTTGGAAACCCAAGCCTTCCATTCCTCGGAGAGCGGGAAAGCGTAGTGGATACGGTGCCTGCCGTTGTCCGGGTCTGCGCCGTGATAGTCGATGACTGCAGTAAAGCTCGGCTTCTGCCAATCGGTGATGGCAAAGATAGCGCTGTTTGCCGTCTTGTGGCGCTCGACCAGAGCGATGAACGAATCGAGCGTCTCGACGCTCGCCGTGCCGGTCTTGCGTTCGGGACGGTCGCGCCATGGGGCGAATACGTTTGACAGCTCTATGACGCGCCCACTTGACGGGTCTAGCAGCGCCGGAACGCTTGACGGGATACCCTTAGCATTTGCCGGCGCGGCCACGGTGATGATGCGGGCATTCGCTTCCGTCGCAAGCTTGGCGATTTCGGCCACGGCGGCTTTTGAAGATTGATCCATTGTAGTTCCTCTATTGGTGCGCGGTTGCGAGGTTGAAAAAGCGGGAGGGGTTATTGCTGCGCGCTGCTGACTTCGCGCGGCGTGAACATGTCGTGTTGGCGGGGATGCTCGGCGGAAAGCGCGCCGTCCTCGACAACCCAAAAGACCGAGTTCTTTCGGGGCAGCTTCGGCGTCTTGGATTCCATGTCGGCTGAAATCGCGACCATGCCGTCCTTGACGGACAGGCCAAGTTTCAGGGTCACGGACCCCTTGAACGTCGCCATGGGATTGTCTTCCGACATGGCTGACAGCTTTTCGAGCGTGGTGCCGATCTCTGCCGAAAAGGCCGGGTTGAGTTGGCCGTTTTCCAGCATGCCGATGATCATTGAGGCATCGCGTATCTTCTTCATGCGCGGTTTCCTTTGGTCGGTTAGTGCGAAAGCGTGAGTGCCAGCACGGCGAAGGCCATGGCAGCGGTGATGAGACCAATTGCAGCGCAGAGCGCGCGCACTTCCATAGCGAGCCGGGGCAGGCTCACGGGCGTCTCTGTCATTGGGGAAATGCGGAACATGATGTGATCTCCGTTCATCCGTTCGGGAAACCGGCCCGAAGGCCGGAAACCGGAGCGGATGGGGGATCACTCGGCGATATCGCCGAGCGCTTGGTTAGCGTTATCCCTTTGCGAAACGGCTTCGTCCGAGGCGTCGATTGCGACAATGGAGGTCCCGATCTTCTCCACGCTGAGGGATTGTTCGGTGTACGCACCGCTAACCCGGTCAAACATTTCTGATTGGGTTTCTTCGCGAAGGTCGCCAGCCTTCACCATTGAGTCCGCTTGATCTTGCGTCATCCACCCGTAGAGGCGGCCTTCTTCAATGGCATCGGCGATTTCTCGAATTAGATCGGCAGTTGATTCTGCATCTTCAAGGCCGCAGCTAAACGTCTCTTCGTGGCCCTCGTGGTGTCGAACCTCGTTTTCGCCATCTTTGATGATGCCGTTCAGGTCGATAGACAGCGAAATAGTCATGAGGTCTTGTATGTGGGGCATTGCGCTTCCTTTCATCCGTTCGGGAAACCGGCCCGAAGGCCGGAAACCGGAGCGGATGCCAAATCAGGCGGCGCGTGCGGTTTCTGCTGCGCGCAGCATTTCCGCCGCCTCGGTGGCGTGCTTCGCGATTTCGTCCTTAGTGAAACCTTCGGCCCGTAACTCGGCCTCAGTCATGCCGACGCCGCGTTCGCGTGCCAGATCGGCCATCTCTCTCGGAATATTGCGCATGTTTTCTCCATCGTTGCGTTGAGCCGGGCGCAGGCAGTTCGCAAGAAAGCACGAGTTTGCCCGGTCGAATGCCGAGCCTGCGTACGCAAGGCTCGGATGCGCTAAAATTCGCGATAATCGCAAAATAAGTCAAGACAAAAAATGGAGATAATCGCGATTATAAGTCAGACAGCGCAAAGTTCAGCGCGCGAGATCGCGTTTTCCGCATGGAATGGCAGATCAAAAACGACTCGACACTGCCACCAGAAGGTGCTTTCTTGACGTGAACGAACAAAGAACAAACAGGAGAGAAAATGAAGAGGCCGCCGGTAGATCACCCCGATGCAATGAGGTTGATTATCGAGTTGTCCAGCCTTTATGTGGCTTGCGACGACTGCGGCCATTCCCGAAATCTTGGGGTGGAAAGCCTACGAAAGGCTGTCGATTTAGGCGTCCATAACTACATGCAACTGTGCCGGAAAATCAGGTGCAGCGAGTGCCCAAAGGGCCTTCCGGCCTTTCGAAATCTCACTATTCGACCCACTTGGCGATGCGATGAGCCGCGTTATAGCATCGCGTGAAATACAACCTTATGGATGCTAAAAACCTTATCCATGGGGAATTCAAGCTCATGTCCTTCGCCATCGGCGGGATTGTACTGGTACAGTCTGAGGACTTGAGAGTTCTGGCTTTCGTATCGCTTAATGTAGCTGAAGACCTCGCCGCTCTCATCGTCGCCGAGTATCTGCACAATAACGTCGTCGCCTTTGCGATAGCGAGCATTGGGGTTTACCCACGCCGTTTCGCCATGAAAGAACCTCGGCTCTCCGGAGGTGCCTTGTACTTGGACTGCGTAAGCTCCCTCGACTCCTTCGAGGCCGGGCGGGCAGAAGACCCGCGCTATGTCTTGCCCGTTCATTATGAAGCGGCCGTTTGCGCCTGCGGAAATCTGGCCGCGCAAAGGAATTGATGTGTCTCCGGGAAATGCCTGCCACTTAGGCGGGAAGCTAGCATTTGGTGATGGGCGAGATTGCGCCGGCATCGCCGTTGAATGATCTTGCTGGTCGGAAATCCAGCTAGCCATTTCCTCGTAGCCCGGCGGCAATTCATTGAAGAATTTGGCGATCCCGTGGAGTTCTTCCAAGGCGATCCTGCGAGGCTCTTTTCCGGCCTCCAAGTTCTTCATGCGCGTGATTTGCGTCGGGCTGACACCCAGGGTGCGCGCGAGCGCACTTGCAGTGCCGTGGGGCGCGGCATCCAACTTGTTGGTCAACCAGCGTTTGATTTCGTGTTGCGGGTCTAGCATCATTTGACTTTCGCGTAATCCGCAAAAAAATCCATCGCGAAAAACGCTATAGTGCGGTTGACAAAAAGTAGCGATAATCGCAAAGATCGCGATATGAGCGAAAAACACCTAGATCCGGCAAAGTCTGTCATTGCCAAAATTGGGATTGGCGAAGTGTCTGCCATCACTGGCAAGCACATTTCGCGTGTTTACCGCTGGATGTATCCAAGGCATCGCGGCGGCACGGGTGGAATTATTCCGCAGGCTGATGCGTTTCGTTTGCTCGCCCATGCAAGGGCAACCGGCCTCGATCTCAAGCCGGATGACTTCTTTTCGTTTACGGAGGCCGCAGAATGACCGGCCTCGCTCATCTTTTGCGCGGCCAATCCTCCCGGCCTGCTGCACCCCGCGCCGTGGCGCTTTCTTGTCTGCCGCCCGGCGCGGGGATTTCTCGTTTTGCATGTGGGCCTCCGTAGCTTCGTAACGCCCTGAATTTCTCATCTTCGATCATTTCCCACCACGGGAAAAACACCGGGAATTTCCCGGTGCGGGAAAGGTTTTGTCTCATGAATCAAACTGCATGGTTCCACCGCATCAAGGCGGCACAGCGCGATCTCATCCGACTTGTCGGCGGCATCGAGCGGGCTGCGGAAATCTCTTCGATCTCGAAAAGCCATATCGGGCGCATGAACAATGCGACGGACCCGGAAATGATGCCGCTGCACGCTGTCTACGCCCTGGAATCCGATTGCGGCGTGCAGGTCGTCACTTCGGCGATGGCGGAGCTGCACGGCAAGCGGTTGGTCGAGCCGGAAAGCGAGCGCGGGGCCGATCACTGCCTTATCGCCGCCTATTCCGACATGGTGCGCAAGGCCGGCGACCTGATTTCGGGTGGGGCGGTTGCGATTGCCGATCTTATGGTGACGCCAGCGGAAGCGACCAAAATGGACCGGGACGCGGCGGAACTCGAAATCGGGATTGCGGCGCTGCGTAAGGCGCTCGCCAACGTGAAAGCACGCGGCGGGCAGAGGGTCGGCCTCCATGCGGTCGGAGGCGGACAATGAAGCCTCAAACCGATCACGCCATTGATGAGTTGATGTCCCGCCCCTTGTCCGAACGTGCAAGGGGTTTTCTGCGTGAGGTGCAGTTTGCCGGCGGGCGCGTCGAAATCGTAACCGGTCTTGGCCGTCGCCAGCTCGCGCTGGAGTGCCGCCGCTGCGGCTATCTTCACATCTGCGCGGATGAGCGCACTGCCAAGCTGACCGGCCTCGGACAAGCCTACCTCGATCGATTGATGAGGGCCAACTGATGCCGGTCTATCAATCCGTCAAACTCCCCAAGCCCGGTCCGAACGCACTCGCACTCATCACGACAGCGGTTAGCGAAGGCGTCGTGAAGGCAACAGAGCCAAGGCATGTGACGGCGGCAAACAACGCCGTTGGCAACGGCTATCTGACGCGCGACAAGAAGGACGCGAAAACCTACTATCCGACTGACCGCGCCCGCGAAGTGCTGGCGATGCTGCAAGGCATAGCGGAACCGGGCGACTTGCCCATTTCTGCGGATATCCCTCAAAATTTGCCGGATATCCTGCCTTCGGCCGACGCCTCCGGGCTGGTCGCAACCGTCGAGCGGGCGCGGGCGCTTCTGGACGAGGGCGATATCGTCAACGCTCGCATCGTCGCCTCGGTTGCCTATGCCACGGCCAAGACGGCGGCGCAATTCGCCGAACAGATCGGCGCGACGGAAAAGCTGATCGCCAAGGCGCGGCGGATGCAGGCCGACGCGCTGCTGATCGAAGCCCGCGCGAAAATCCTGATCGCGGACAAGTGGGATGAGGCGCAGGCTTCGGGTAAGGCGTCAAAAGGCGGTCGGCCCAAAACCGTTTCCGATGGAAACAGTTTTACGTCGGAGGAAACTGGCCTTTCCCGCAAGGAAATCCACGAAGCGCGCAAGCTGGCAGCGGCGGAACATCGCGAGCCGGGCATAGTCGAGCGGGCGATTCAGGCTCGGCTTTCTGCCGGGCTTGGTCCGACGCGCGCCAATCTTCGGGCGGCGGTGGGAACGGCGAGTGCCACGAAAGAGGCTCGTGGACAGAACCTCTATGAAACTCCGTCGGAAGCGATGCATACGCTTCTCGCCCTCGAAACCTTTTCCGCCACGGTTCTTGAGCCCGCCTGCGGTCGCGCGGCGATTGCCCGGATGCTTGAACGGGCCGGCTACGGTGTCGTTCTCGCTGATCTTGTCGATTACGGCACGGCGGACCAACATGGCGAATTGCAGGCGGTGCAAGACTTCCTGACCTCGCAGCCGGCGGATGATGGTTCTTACGATATCGTGACGAATCCGCCCTATGGCGAGGTTCTAAACGGATTCGTCGCCCATGCGCTGCGTGTCTTCCGCCCGCGCAAGATGGCCTTGTTGCTCAATCTCAACTTCCTTTGCGGCTTCGCGGACGATGACCGCAATTTCGTCATGGATGATTGCCCGCCGGCCCGCGTCCACGTTTTCGCGCGGCGACTTCCGATGATGCACCGCGACGGATGGGACGGCGAGAAAGCCAGCAGCCGCATGAATACCGCGTGGTTCGTTTGGGAGCTGCGAGACGACGGCACCTATGGCGACAGTACCACCATTCGCCGGGTGGACTGGAAAGACTACATGCCCGCAGAAACCGCGCCTGTGGTGGAAAGCGAGGCTGCATGACGACGCCCGCCCAAGCCGCACGCGAACGCGAGAAAGCACGCGTTTCCAGATTGACCGGTATCGCGGACCTTTGCCAAGGCGACCGATGGTCCATCGACACTGATGGCGGGATGACGCGCATCGTTGTACGGCGCACGACAGGCGAGCAAGCTGTTCTCTGCACGATGCACGCCGATGCTCTTCCCGAAGATATCGAGCTTATCAGCGGCGCACTTGAAAACGTGGTGCTGTTTTTAGAGCTTCGTCGCCGTGCAGTCGTCGCGTTGCGGCAAAGCCAGCCTCAAAGGGAAGTACCGCGCCAGTTGCGCGACGGCGATTTCGCGGCGAATGCGGCCATGCTCTGCGCCGAAAAGCCGTTTCATCGCTTTCTTGAACGTCGGGACAGCAGCCGGGCAATCCACAACAAAGACCATGCCGATACCGTGCTGAAAAAGCTGCTCGGCATTTCCAGCAAAACACAGATCAACACCGAAGCGCGTGCGCAGATGGCCTTTCTGGACCTGCGCGCGGATTTCGAGGTGTGGAAACAGGGCAGAGGCCAATGAGCGAGCGCGATTTTCCAGAAGAGTCCATTTCCTACGGCGACAAGTCCACCAAGGCGATGAAGATCGTGTGCGCTTGCTGCAACGCGGTCGCCTACTTCCCCTTTCAGACAGGGGCAAACCGAAAGCCGCCGGTCGCGGCAATTCAGCATTTCCAGAACAAGGGATGGGTGGTCGGCAACGGCCCGCGCAAGGATTTTTGCCCGCTCCACGCCAGCCCAGCCAAACGTAAAGGATCGACAGTCATGGCTAACATTCCCGCTTCGTCCAGCGCCGAAAAGCCGCGTGAAATGACGCGCGAGGATCGCCGGATCGTTCATGACAAGCTGGATGAAGTCTATGGCAGGGACGCCTACAAAGCGCCCTGGACTGATGCCGCCGTGGCCAAGGATTTGGGCGTGCCGCGCGATTGGGTTGCGCAGACGCGTGAAGATTTCTTCGGGCCGGCGGCGTCCAATCCGCTGTTCGATGAAATGCTTGCCGGCATGGCGCAAATCGAGGCTGCTTTCAAAAGCTATGCGGAACTCTGCGCGGATGCGGCAAAGGCCGCTGATGCGCAAAAGCTCGCCCACGCCGATCTAAGCAAGCAGATGGACGCCTATCGCGCTCTGGCACGCAAGGTTGAGCGTGAGGTGGGGCGATGAACGCGCTTCTCCCTATCGTTGAAGAGCTTGCCGATTGCGAGACGGATGCGCAGCGCGCGGACTGGCTTTTGCGCGTCCCGGCTGGCGTCATCTGCCGCGATAGCAGTGCCATCCGCCGAATCCTCATGGAAGCCCGCTTCACGCTCGGCGTGCAGGCGTTCGACTTGGAATTTGCGGCCCTCAACGCGACGCGTCTGGCGGACGGCGGATTGCCGCAGACGGTCGTTCTTGGCGTGCAGGCCGTTCGCTCGTTTCTGCGCGAAATCGCGCGGAAAGGCGGTGCACTGTGAGCAGCGAGGCGACTATTCGGCGCGGCGCGCGGAATGCCCGCTATACCGCCGTTCCCAACATCATTTTCGAAGACGACAGGCTTTCCATGGAGGCGCGGTGGCTGCTCGGCTATCTCCTGTCCAAGCCGGACAACTGGATTGTCGTGATCGGTGATATCATCAAAAAAGGAAAATGTGGGCGCGACAAGGCCCGTAAGATGATCGCCGAGCTTGTCGAGTTTGGTTATGCCGAGCGCGAGCAGTCGCGTGAGGACGGCAAGTTCGGCGCGTCCAATATGGTTATCTTTGATGAGCCTCGCACGGCTGCGGAACATGAGGCCACAGGCGAGAGCGGTGAGAGTGTTGCATTTCTACCGCAGACTGAAATGCCGTCGCCGGCAAAACCGTCGCCGGTTTTACCGGCGCCGGCAAAATCGGCACATAGTAATAACTCATCTCTAGCAAATACTGATTATCAGCAAGAGAGAGATGCGCGCGACGAAGGTTCGGAAGAAAAGCCGGAAACCGTCGAGCGTGCTTTCCGTCGCTGGTATGCCAAATGGCCGACGCGGGACAAGGACAGCGAATATGCTGGCCGGAAGGCGTGGCAGAAGCTTTCGCCAGAGCAACGGGCCGAATGCATCGCCAAATCTCCGACCTACATCGAGCGTGCCGAGAAAGCCAAAATCTCGGTTCCATGGGCAGGCGCTTACCTGACCGGGCGCGATTGGGAAAAGCTTGAGGATCCGAAGTCGGACGTTGCGTTGCCTACCGTCCACAAGCCGTATTCGAGGGCATGGCACGCCGGACGTTGTGCCGAGTTGCTGAAACCCGCATCGGCCACGATGCCGGCATTGCCGCCGTTGCTTCGGTCCCTCGTGGCCGAAGGTGGCGAAAGGGCTGATGCCATCCTGCGGGACCGTCGCATCAAGCATGGCTGGCCGAAGGTCAACACCATGGATGAGCGCGTACAGGACCGTAAGGGCGTGACGGTTGCTCCGAACGTCTTTCGCGTCTCCGAAGGTTTCGACAGCGTTGGCCGCACTGGCGAGTTGTGCGCGGCATGGGAGCGGTTCTTTGCCAGAACCGGATTGCCATGGGTGCCAACGCCAGACGGGAACGTCGAACGTTTCTTTTTCCCGCCTGTCTCATCCGAAATCACCGACTTGGACGCGGCGGTTAGTGAGGCGTGGTTTGCATTTGAACGGCTAGTTAACGAGGGAATTTCCAATGATGCATAACGTGAAAACCTACGCCGCCTGCAAGACGGTTGATACTACCCTCTACGATGCATCGAAGTTCGACGCTGTGCTTGATCGTGTCGTGGCGCGTAAACGAATCAAAGCGACGATGCTGTCTGCCGCATCCGAATCGCACCCGTTGTTCGCCAGCAAGGCGGCATGGTTTGCGATCCAAACCCCTGATAATCGTGAGCTGGTCGTGAAAAAACTTTTGGATGACGAAAAAATTGTCACGGCATTTCCGATGGTGCCGGGACCTCGCACCTACAAACGCGGACGAGTTTCTGAGGGCGAGAAGACGCCGTTGCTCGCCGGGTATCTCCTCATCAAAATAGTTCCGTCGCCCGCCGCGTTCGTTGGCTTGCGCCAAGTGAAGGGCGTGGTCGATATCGTTGGCGGGTGCGAAAAGCCGTGGCGTGTCTCACAGGAAGATGTGAGCCGATTCATCGCGTTGACGGATTTGGAATTACGCGCCGCGGCTGATTTGGAGTTCAGCCGGGGCGACCGTGTGCTCTTCGGCTTCGGTCCTTTCAAGGGGATTGAGGGAGTGATTGAGAAGCTCCACGCGACTCGTCTGCATCGCAACGACAGCCCGGCTATGCTGCATGCTGACATCACAGCTTGCGTTCATGGACAATGGCACAATCTCAAGCGTACCCCTCTTGCATTGCTCGAAAAGCTGTGACTAGAAAGGGTCAGGTTGATCTGATGATCTCGGTTAGCGCTTGACCCGCCCGACAAGAACGGGCCGGAAGTGAGGCAAGAGCCTCCGCGTGGGTAAACCAGTCAGACCCTGCTTGAATGGCCTCGTTGGAGGCATCGATTCAAGCCCGGTGCTACTGCATTGCAAAAATCATCATCATGTCGAAGGCGGTCCAGAGTGATCGCCTTTTCTGTTTCCCATAGGTAGGGCCTGTCGATGACCGCGCTATCCATGCAATGGGTTGACCGCAACCTGTCGGAGTACGGCAAGCGTATCGGTGCGCTGAAAGAGCGCTTCCCGAAAGTTCTGCCGCGCATCGTCAATCAGGTCGGCAATCGCGCCAAGACCATTGTTATTCGCGAGCTGACCAAACAAACCGGCCTGCCGCGTGCGACCATCGTCCGAGCAATTGGCAACCCATCGGGGGCGCGGCCCGGTAAGCTCTACTACGACATGACCACGCAAGGCGGGAACATTCGTTTGAAGTTTCTGCGCCCGAAGGAAACCCCGGCTGGCGTCGTGGCCCGACCATTCGGCAAGCCAACGCTCTACCCCGGATCGTTCATGCGGGGTGGCCTATTCCCCGACCGCAAGGACGTTCCACAGTTCAACGGCCATGTCTTCTATCGGTTGAACGGGTCGGGAACGAAGATCACGTTCGCCCGCTCTGGCGTTTACATCCCAAAAGAGATGACCACAGGCGCAACTTCTGCCGCCTTCCATCGGGTCGCGGCTCCACTCCTAAAGGTGCGGGTCGAAGTCGCCTTGAACAAGCTGGTCCCCTGACAGGGGCCACCCCCTCGACCCCTCCGGGCCGGGCACCCCCCACCCCCCCATTCAGGGACCGGTTTCCCGACATCTTCCATGGACGGGCCTGGGGGACTGCGGGATTTCGCCAGTAGCACTTTCGAAAAGCGGTACACGGATACACGTGCAATACACGTGTCAATGCACGGATGGCACACATGGACGAGGAATGGATATCGATCACGGAAGCCGCCGTCCGCCTCACGCAAGCCGGCGACAAAATCGACCGATCGTCACTTTCGCGGTATCTCAAACAGCATTCGGAGGCGCTGCCACTAAAGGCGGACGGCAAATCGAACCTTGTCGATTTTGTCGCTCTCATTGCCCATCGCAGCGAGAATGTCCGCCTTAAGACGCCAGCCGCTTCGCTGCCTGTCATGGGAACCGGGCAGGCATCAGTGCCTCATATGATGGCTTCCCGTTTCAAAGGCACGCAATCCGATGGTGCCGCCCGTAAGTCGCAGGCGGAAGCCGAACTGAAGGAAATGGACCTTGCCGAGCGACGTAGCGAATTGACCATAGTTGCGGAGGTCGATCAGGGCGGACGCGATGCAATCGCCCTGATGCAAAGCGCTTTCGAGCGCGCGATTGAAACGGAAGCTGCTGCCCTGTCCCTGAAATATGGATGGGATGAGCGCATGGCCCGCCTCGCGCTCAAAGGCTTTGCGAGGGAGGGCTTGAGCGTCTTCAACCGCGAAATCCTGAAAAGGCTCGACGGGATGCGGCGGCAAACCGAAGCCGGCGGCGACAATCACTATCACGAGACAGGGCAGGCTTTGCAGTGACCTTTCACGATGTTCGGGCACGGTTTCCAGCGCTGGCAAACGGCGCGGCGATCCTCTTCGGAGGTTTGGCCGCAGCCAGCCGTCCAGCGGAAGACTTGACGATAAGCGAGTTTGCGGATCGTCATCGGAAGGTTTCGCCGGAATCGGGTTCGCCCTGGCCCGGCGATTTTCGCACCGACCGCGTGCCATATCTTCGCGAGCCGCAGGATTGTTTGCACCCAGATCATCCGGCCCGGCGCGTGACGTGCCGATGGGCGGCGCAGCTCGGAAAATCGACCGCAATCGAAAACTGGTTCTGCTTCATCGTGGATCAAGCGCCGGGATCGATGATGATCGTGCTGCCGACCCTCGAAGAGGCGACGAAGTTCAACCGTATCAAGTTGCAGCCGACTATCGAAGCCTCAAAGCGCATCGCTCACAAGGTCTTGCCGGTCAACAGCCGTGATGAGCAGGGCAGCACAACGTCATTCAAGCGCTATGCCGGCGGCTTTTGCCAGATCGTCAACGCAGGCTCTTCCAAGGGCTTGCAGATGGTGTCCATCAAATATCTCGCCATGGACGAGGTGACCGGCTATCCCAAGGACGTTGACGGTCGCGGCAGTCCTCGCGATCAGGCGCGCGCCCGTCAGAAGATGTATGGCGATCTCGCAAAAGAGTGGCAGGGGTCCACGCCGGGCATAGCTGGTGAATGCGCGATCTCGGAAGACTTCGAAAGCGGCGACCAACGTTTCCGCTATATGCCTTGCCCACATTGCGACACCTATCAGCCGATCATGTTCGACATGATGCGGGGGGCTGATAAGGAGCAAGGGCTACCGGTTCACGTTCGATGCATGCGCTGCGACGGTGTGATCCTCGACGGTCACAAGCGGGAGATGGAAGAACGGGCACACTGGATCGCCCGCCGGGTCCAAGAAGGTGAAGAGCTGGTTCCGCTTGAGATTGCGGCTGACGAAATAGGTGATTGGATTTGCGCGCCCTGTGAGGGGCGCTGCCGCGACTGGCAACCGAGCTATCATTTGTGGGCCGCTTATGCGATCCGCGAAAAATGGGCTGATATCTGGCAGCGCTGGCTCGATGCGCAGGGCGACACCACGAAGCTGAAAGCCTTCTATCAGCAGGATTTGGCAGAGCCGTACGATCCCGGCAGCACAACAGTCGAGTGGGAAAAGATCGTCAAGGCGGCGAGGGACGAGATGGTCCCGACTGGTATCGTGCCGTCATGGGCGGCATTGCTTGTCTCCGCTGCCGACGTTCAAGGGTACGGCATCAAGTGGGCCGTGTATGCCATCGGGCCGCGCGACCAATATTGCCTGATCGACCGCGAGATATTCGAAGGATCGCCCGATCAGAGCGATGAACCGTGGATAAAATTGTCCGATGCTTTGAGCCGCACGTATCCAACGCCCGGCGGGCGCGAAAAGGCAATTGACCTTTCGGGGGTTGATTCTGGCTGGTCAACCGACCGGGTCTATCGCTTCTGCGTTGGCCGTCCGAACGTCATTCCTTTGGACGGTCGCGAGCCGGTCGGCCTGCCATGGCTTGGCACTCCGGTCAAAAAGGATGTCAAAGACCACCGAAAGAAGGTCATTGCCAAGGTCTTGCTCTATCCGGTCGGCCTCTATGACGTGAAAACTGCCGTCACGGCGGCGCTTGCCAATCTCGTCCAGGGTGCCAGCGAAACCGGGCAGTGGCCGCGCGGAACGATCCACTTCGCAGGTAATCTCTGCGACGAGGATTTCGCCAAGGAACTTACCGCTGAATGCTTGGTGGACGAGGAAGAGGAAGCCCGGACCAGCCTCAAGCGAAAGTCGAAGCGGCTGGTAAACCCGAAGGCCGGGCGCAAGTGGAAAAAGATCAACGGTCGCATGAACGACTGGTTTGACGTGACCGTCTATTCCTATGCTCTCGGCTGGCATCTCCAGAACAAGCGCAAGCTTACACTCGACCGATGGGCCGACTTGATACGCGAGCTGCATGGCGAACCGGAGCAGGCCAAGGACTTGTTTGACCTGGCTGACCTCAGCCCGTTCAGCAAGCAGCAGCAAAAGCCGGTGCAACCATCTGGAAAACCACGTCAGCGCAAGCGTTGGGGGTCATACTCATGATTGAAAGCAAACCTCGCATGCGTGTGAAGGCAAACTCGGTACGGGTGGAGATGCCCGCGCCGCAGCTCGCTCCATCGCGTAAAATGACGGCGCGATATCTCCGTGGTGATCGCGCCGGCACCCTTAGCATGCGCCGTGCGGTCACGCGCGATGCGAGACTCGATGTCCGCGAAGCGGCAGAACGCGCGTCTGCCCTGGCCTACGATTTCATGCAGAATAGCGGCTGGATATCCGGCGCAATTCAACAGATCGTCACGGATACCATTGGTGAAGAGCTTAAGCTCAACTGCCGCGCGCTGCTGGAATCCTTCGGCTACACCAAAAAGCAGGCATCCGCATGGTGCCGGCACGTCGAACGTGCTTGGCGTCGTTGGGCGTGGAACCCGAAAGAATGCGATCTCGCCGGCAAGGCCACCATCGCAGACATGGCGGAAGCCGCCTTGCTTAACTTTCTGGCGACCGGTGAGGCATTCGGCGTTCTCGATAATCTGTCGCTCGATAAGCAGCGCCGCCTTGGTTTGAAGTCCGGCACAAAGGTATCGTTGATTGCCTCCCACCGCTGTCCCCGAAAAACGGAGGAAAGCGTGGGGCTGGATCAAGGTATCTATCACGATGATGACGGCAGGGCCGTTGGCTACCGTTTCCGTGTGAGAGTGAGCGGCATTGAGCAGGATCGAACTGTTGATGCCTCCGATGTCATCCATGTCACGGATCGCACTGCAAACCTGAATAGCCCGCGTGGCATTTCGGTGATCGCTCCGGCATTGAAGGTCATCGCACAATCGGACCAATTGGCCGATGCGACCTTGGCGACGGCGTTGATGCAGACGATCTTCGCGGCGACGATCAAAAGCCCGGAGCCGAGCGACACGGCGTTTCAGGCTATTCAAACCCTGAGCGATATCGACGCGCCTGCCGGCTACGAAGGAGACTGGTCTGCCTTCATCGGCGGATTGCAGCAAGATTTGCTCGACGTTTGGGACCACCGCATCGGGGCTTTGAAGGAAAAGGGCGTCTCAATGTCCGATTCCGCGCGGATCAATCACCTTGGTCCCGGCGAAGAATTCCAGATGCACACGGCTGCAACGCCGGGATCGCAGTATCTGCCGTTCTTCCAAAATCTCTTGAAGGAAGTCGCCCGTTGCCTTGGCATCACCTATGAGGCGCTGGCGATGGATCACTCCAACGCCTCTTACTCATCTGTGAGAATGGCCGTTGCCAGCATCTGGCCGATTGTCTTGCGTCGGCGCACCCGGATTGTTGCGCCTTTCTTGCAGGGCATATTCGAGCGCTGGCTAGATGAGATGATCTTTCGGAAGATCATCCCTTTCAAGGGCGGATATGAGGCTTTCAGTCGGGACAGGGAAAGCGTCTTTCAGGCGGAATGGAGCGGTCCCGCCGCGCCGTCAGCCGATGACTACAAAGCCGCTATGGCTGCCAAGATCAGGCTCGAAACCGGCTTGTCCACTTATCACGACGAATGCGCGCTCGCCGGCAAGAACGGCGAGGAACAGATCATGCAGCTCGGGCGCGAAAAGAAGATGTTCGAGGACGAGGGTGTTCCGCATCCGTTTGGCCGGTCGCAGGGCGGCGGCGGTCCCCTCGGGGCCGCAGCCGTTGGCAACCGAGACTCCGCAAAGGAGGCTGCCTGATGGCGGACAACGCCGACCCCCTGAAAATTGATTGGTGTGCCCGCGCAGTCAAGTTGCGGCGCGTGGAAGAGGCGTTGCTTTCCGGCGAGATGGTCACGGAAGCGCGCTTCGGTGAAGACATGGCCCGCTATGCCTACGCCTCATTGGCAGAAGTGCAGCGGGCTTTGAATGAGGCCATCCGCAATTGTCAGATTGCGCGAGGCGAGAAACCGGCGCGAACCCGATACGCGATCAGCGGTCGCATGCGCCCCTACTGAGGTCACAAAAATGGCTGCTACTGTTGAAGACGGAAAGCTACGGCTTTCCGGCTATGTCGGCGACTATTACTTTGAGGACGGCTTTACATCGGCTGATGTCGTCTTTGCTCTGTCGCAGATCGAGGCCGACGCGGAGCTTGCCGTCCACATCAATTCCGGTGGCGGCATCGCGACCGAAGGCGCGGCCATTTACGCATTGCTATCGGCGCGGCCCGGTGTGACGAATGTGGTTGTTGAAGGGATTGCGGCATCTGCTGCGTCTCTCATCGCCATGGCAGGCCAGACCGTCACGATGTCGGCGGGCGCGGTGATGATGATCCACGATCCCAGCGGATACACCTTCGGCAATTCCGACGATCATAGCAAAACCATTGAAGCGCTTGAGGCGCTGGCTACGTCGTACGCGCGCGTTTACGCGTCCAAGTCCGGCAAAACCGCCGACGAATGCCGGGACATCATGCGGGCCGAACGATGGCTAACGCCAGACGAAGCCGTCGCCGAAGGCTTTGCGGACGATACAACCGAAAGCAAGGCCAAGGCGGTCGCCGCGTTCGATTACCGGCTGTTCGCGCACGCTCCGAAGAGCCTCGTGGCGCTGTCGAAGGCTAAGAACTGGTCGATGACGACCGGCTCCCCTCCCAAAAGTCAGAATCCCACTTCCACCAAGGAGACAACTATGAACGACAAAGAGCGCGCGGAAAGCCTCGCAACCGAGAATGCCGGCCTGAAAGCGCAGATCGAAAAGTTGACGGCCTCGGCCGACGCAGCCGTGAAAGAGGATCGCGACCGCCGCACCGCGATCATGGCGCTCGATGAAGCCAAGGGACGCGAGGCGCTGGCGGAGCATCTGTTCTCAACCGGCCTTTCTGTCGATGCCGCCAAGGCTACCCTTTCCGTAGCGCCGAAAGCGGCCGATGCGAGCGAGCAGGAATATCAGCCGCCGCGCACCATGAATGCGCAGGGCCTCAATCGCGAGCCGTTGGGCGGCAAACCGCAGGCGAAATCCGGCCTCTCGGCTCGGATCGATGCCCGCGTGCAACGCACAAAGGCATAGCCGGCCCGGCTGACTAGCATCTCATCTGCAACACATCTTCCGTGAAAGGAAAAGAACATGGGCATTCTGCCTGTTATGAAATTCCAGCAGACGCCGGGCATGTCCACGCTGCTGAAAAAAGAAGTCGATACCGAGATTTGCCGTCGCGTCGGCACTTTGCTTGCTGGCGAAGCCGCCGCGCGCTCGCTGAAAATGGGCGAATTCGTCGGCAAGATCGCCGGCACCGAGCAAGCTCCTGCCGGCGCGAATCTCGGCAAGCTGGTGGCATGGAACCCGACCGCGACGGATGGCAGCCAGATCGTCCAGGGTGTTTGCCTGAGGGATTGCGAGGCTGCGGCGGGTGCCGATCTGGTTGGCGGCGTTCTCTACTCTCGCCGGCTCTCCGTTCTCAACCGCGCCGCCATCGTGTGGCCTGCCGATGCGACCGACGCCCAAAAGGCCGCTGCACTCGACGATATCGAAGAGCGCCTTGGGCTGATCGTCCGCGCCTAACCCATCCCCCTAATCGCCGGAATTTCCGTCTCGCGCTCGCGGGGAGGGGTTCCCATGCCTATCAGGATACAAGGATCCAATCCGCCATGCCGGAAATCATTTTGCCCTACTCGAATGTTGACCTCACGACGGAGGTCAACAAGCTGCCGAATACGTTCGGTCTTCTCAATGCGCTTGGCATCGCGCCGGGGGAACCGAAGCGTTCTCGCCTCGTCCGCATCGACTATCGGGAAGGACAGATTGTTGTCCTGTCTCACCAGGAACCGGGCGGTCCCGGCGAGATTACGGATGACGGCGCTCAAAGCGGCATCATCCTGTCCATTCCTCATTTCACCCATTTCGAAAACATCCTTGTTGGCGACATTGACGGCCTGTTGGAGGTTGTGAATGGGCAGATCACGGAGGTTTCGCTTGACGCCGAGCTTGAGCGTAAGCTCATCACCATCCGCAAGAACCACGCGATCACGCGGGAGTTTCTGCGGCTCGGGATGCTGCGCGGCGAAATCAAGGACGGCAAGCTGCGGACGCTCTACAATCTCTACGATGTCTTCGGCGTCGAAAAGAAGGAAGTCGATTTCGCGCTCGGCACTGCCGGCACCGATGTTCGCCAGAAGTGCGAGGAAGTCAGCGATCATATCCTGACCAACGTCAAGGGCGAGACCGTCGGCGGTGTTGAAGCAGTGGTCGACACCAAGTTTTTCTCGAAGCTGATTTCGCACTCGAAGGTCGAGAAGTTTTGGGTGCAAGCGCAGAATTCGGGCCTTCATACCCAGTTGGAACGCCAGCGCCTCGGCGGCAATTGGGGCCGGGTCTTCGAGTTTGGCGATATCGTCTGGCGCGAATACAAGGGCGGTTTGCCGATCAAGAGCAACGACGGCACCATCTCGACGGTCAAAAACGTCGATGACAATTCCGGCACTGTCTATCCCTCCGGCACACAATCGATGTTCCGCACCTATGACGGTCCGGCCTACCACATCGAGCGCGTCAATCAGGCTCCGACCGTCGATGAAGAGGGCTCGATCTTCGTATCCACCAAGGAACTCGATCACGGCGTTGGCCTCGAATTGAAATCGCAGTCGAACATGCTTGCTGTCTGCAAGCAACCGGATTGCTTGGTTCAGATCAAAACCTCGAACTAGTAGACAGCCTTATTCGGTCGTCGCCATGGCGACCGGATGCCACCTTTGGAGATTGAATATGCCGGTCGGGGCTTCCTTCCATAGTGTCCGCGATGCCGTGGTTTCGGCGGTTGACGGAAAGTTTGCCGAAACAATCCGTCTGTCGCCGATGAGCGGCGGCGTGCGAGACCAGCAGAGGCCGCAGACAGAGATTGAGGCGGTCTTGCGGACCGGTGGCGAAAAATCAAACTCCGTTGACCCTGCTAACCCGGCAGCTTGGCAATCCAAGATCGCGGCGGGGAAAGCCCTTCTTTGCATCGATCGCACTCGATACCCGGATATGGTCGTAAGAAAGCAGGATGCGGTTCGTGCCTTGGCTCGTCCTGGGCAACCTGTCTTCGAGGTCTCGCTTGTCGATGATCGCAATCACACTCGGCTGATTGTCGAGCTGGTTCACAAATAACAGATTTGGCGGGTGCCTATGTCCATCGTACGCGTTGCACTGCGAATATCCGCTGTCGAAGCCTTGAAAGGGCGGACGCTGGTGGGCGGCAATGTTCTTGATAGCCAGATTGGCGCGCTCGACGTTGCCGCCAATGGATCATTGCATACGCCGCAGGAAAGACCGTTTATCTCGGTCTATACCGACGACTCCAAGGTGACGAACGGGCTTGAGCTGCGTTCGTTCACGAAAAGCGGCCATGTGGACATTGTCTTCGAGGCCGGGATTGCGACGCCACATGTGGTGACGGACACGGATACAGACGAATCCGTCATCTACGAGGGTGTGCCGGCGACAGATGCGAATTTCGAGTTTCACCTTGATTTGACCATGCGGCAGATCGCAGACGCTTTGGCCGACCCGGAAAACGAATGGGCGGCAATCTTCAATGGCCTCGTCCGCAGCTTTGAGCAGTCCCAACGCTCAAGGGCGAGCGGCGACACCAATGGCATCCGGCTGGCGGCGCATCAATTGAAACTGACCGTGGATGCGGTCGCCGACCCCGTTCGGGGAGTGGCGCTCAAAGATAGCTCGCCTCTAGCGCTGTTCTTCGCGAAATGTGAAACGGACCTTGTTCCGCGGATGCCGGATATGGCCAGAAAGATAGCGCTTATGCGCACGCAGATTGCGGGCGATGCCAGCGAACTGCAAGCTGCCATGCGCCGGTATGGCATGGTCTACGGTGAAGCCGATGCCATGTTGTTGACGCCAGCTTTCGAGGTGTCGGAATGAGCACCCTGGTTGAACAGCTTGCGGACATGCTGCACCGTATTGCCGAGCTTGAGCGGCGGAATCGCAACCGCCGCAGGAAAGGCACGATTGCCGAAGTCAGCGATGACAAGAGCAAGTATCGTGTGAAGTTGTCCGACCAGAACGGCAAGCCCTACCTTACGCCATGGATGAAGGCGCGGACGCTCGCGGCGGGTGGGGTCAAGGTGGACGTGCTTTACCAAAAGGGCGAGCAAGTCGATGTGGTGTCTGAAAGCGGCGACATGGCAGATGCGCAGATTGATTTCTCGACATACAGCGATGCCAACGCTCGCGAGAACAAAGACATGCCGCTGCATATCAAGATTGGCAATACCGTGGTGGAAGCCTCGTCCGATCTGGTCAAGGTGACGGCTTCGACCGTCATCGTGGAATCGCCGAATGTGCAGCTCGGCGGCGAGGGCGGGAAAAAAGTCGCCCGCATCGGCGATAGGGTAGATGTCGGAGCTGGCTCGTCAAAGGGGCTTTGGCCGATTGTCGAAGGGTCATCCCGCGTCTTCGCGAAAGACTAAGTCGCGGTACTACTGCCTAGGAGGCCGGTCCATGGGTCGAGCGCTCAGGATTATGCGCCTACGCGGTGAATAGCCGTTGCGTAAACGCCCAGGCTTGTACCGCGCCCCTCCACCACAATTCCCATGTTTGGTTTAAGCTCCTGCCTCAAAGCGTCCGATACGCAAAGACGATCAAAGAACCATGGCAGATCGTGAAGCCAGATTGGTGAATAGCATCCCCTGCCACCATCGCCGTCCGCCTGGGCCACATTATAGATAAGTTCAACATGGTGGCCTGCAATCATGGATATTAGCATTGGGGCGCCCGCGAGTATCGGTGTGCTCCCTATGAAATATCCCAAAAATGGTGCGGCTAATGTCCCGATTAATCTTTTGAACGGTCGATAGATCCCGTTTGGCCGATATTTTATGGTGAGGAAGAGCGAAAGCGCCGCAGCGATTAGCCCGGCCGCTACACGGTACAATCTCGTCGCTTCGACCCAATTCGTCGATGGCACGTAACCATATGCGAATACGGACGCGAACATGGCTAAAAAAGCGAGGAGCCCCCAAACAAGAAACAAGACGCCTATCATATAGGTAGGCCAACGTTTTGGCGCAGCTCTTGTTTTATCTTCCATAAAATCCATCCTCTCTTATCTAGTCTCCCGGCTCGGATAAGGGTGTTTCGTTTTTACCAACGCACTAACCCGCCGTGCAAGTTGTCGGTCTACAACCACAGGAAAATCTATGAGTTTGCTACTTTAGGGAGCAGCGATAGGCGTCCTTCATGCATTCCAGACCTATTGAATAGCTGACACATCCCTGAAAAACGAAATAGCTCTGCCTACCCGGCGGTTGGTATTTCATACAGTTTTTAGCGGCGTCGGGAGTCACAAGGTCCCAGTGGTTTTGCAACTGTCCTTTCGCGATGCCCTCTGAATATATGCATTTGGCAGTTTCTAGCGCCTGCATTTGGTGCTGGGAGGGCGGGAGCAACCCTTCTGCTCGTTTCGGAGCCCCAGCTTTTCCCCTCGCCAAGTCTAACCTCCCGGCTTGGCTGAGAGCATTTCACTCTTATCAACGCAGCTAATGGCTGTGCAAGGTGAGTCGGAGGCTCTTCCCGCGTGTTCGGGACAAGGCCAACGGCAGGGATTGAGCCTGCACCCAAGCATTCCACTCGGGATCGCTGTGGCGACGTGTCTACCAATTCCACCACGTCGGCGCACTCATATATGCCCGCGCCTGTATCAAGCTCAAGCTTCGATATTGCCAGCTCGGAGGGGCATTCATGTCCAAATTCAAAATTCGCACCGGCTGCGAGATCGCCGGGCAATGGCGCAAGTCCGGCGAAATCATATCGCTGACTGCCGAGCAGGCGAGGGAGCTTGCGCCGCCATTTGGCGATGTCGTGTCGCCGGTCAATTTAGAAAGAGGTTCGAGCGATGCCGGATTCAACAGGTCTAAGCGCCGCAAACGGCAAGTCTCTCAGTAATTGGGGGCACGTTCAACAATCCATCCGCAAGATACTGAAGACGCCGAAAGGTTCGCGCATCATGCGCCGGACCTTCGGCAGTGATCTGCCCGATCTCGTAGACGGCAAGATGACCCGCCGAAACATTCTAGCCGTCTATGCCGCCTCGGCGACGGCAATCCTCGAATGGGAGCCGCGCTATCGCATGACGGCGGGTCGGGTGACGAGAGCCGATGCGGACGGCTCGATCACGCTGGAAATCTTCGGAACCTATTACCCACGCGGCCATCGCGGCGACTACTCCATTTCGGAGAGCGCCAGCGTTCGCGTCATCTATGGTGGGGCCTGACCATGGCAATCTACACGCCTGATATCATTGACGTTTCCCGCCTGCCGGAACCGGACGCGATTGAAAAGCTCGATTTCGAGACGATCCTTGCAGCCCGCATGTCCGATTTGGAAAAGCGGGCAGAACAGGCCGGCTATGAATATGACGTGGGTGGCCTCGAAACCGATCCGATCAAGATCGATCAGGAAGCCCACGCCTTCCGCGAAATGTTGATGCGCGCCCGCGTCAACGACGGCCTGCGCTCGACCCTTCCGGCGTTCGCAAAGAATGCCGATCTCGACCATGCTGTTTCGAAGGCCGGGGTTGAGCGCATTGTGACGCTGGACGAACACGGCAAGGTTATCTTTCGCGAAGACGACGGCGCGCTGTTGCGCCGGTATCTCGCGACCTTCTCCGCGCCGTCCGCAGGCTCGGAAGATGGATACCTGGCTGCGGCTTTGAAGGCTTGGCCGCAAGCGCATGACATTCGCATCGTCAACGGCGGGGCGGGCAAGGTTCTCGTCTACCTGCTCGGTGCCGATGGGGTCGCGGCTCCCTTGGATGCGGTCTTTGCCGTCGCCAAGGCGCTCGACGCCAAGCATATCAGGCCGCTCACGGACGATGTGACAGTGTCGGCGGCAGCTATCGACCGCTACGCCCTGACTGGAAAGCTCATCGTGCCGCGTGGTCCAGACCCCGCGCAGGTGCTTGCTGCAGCGGTCAAGAGCGTCAAGGCGTTCGGCGTGGCCCGTTATCATATCGGGGCGGAAATACCGCGCGATGCATTGTTGTCGGCGGCTTATGTGCCGAATGTCATCCGCATTGAAGGTGCTGCGTTCTCAGACATGCCGGCCCGCGCCAACGTCGCGCCGTTTCTGACCGGTATCGATCTGACGTTCGGGGTGCAATCATGATCCCGGCGCAAACGCATTTGCTGCCGCCTAATTCGGAACCGCTGGAAAAGGCGCTGGCGGCGGTCGGGGAGCGTACCGATGCAATCGGGATCGATTGGCAAGCCTACCTCGATCCGCTGACGACGCCGGTTCATTTCCTGCCGGTACTCGCACACGCCTATTCGGTCGATATCTGGAATCCGAAATGGCCGGTTCATCATCAACGCCGCGTGATCGCCGATGCGATTTATCATCATCGGATTAAGGGCACGCTCGCCGGGCTTGAAGCCTATGCCGGTATCGTCGGTAGTGAGATTATCCGCACGATCCGGCCACCCGGCACGTTCTTTCTGTCGGGCGGCATGTCGGAAGAGCAGCGGGCGGCGCTTGCTGATCGCATGCCGCAAATCCGCATCTACACGCGCGCTCTGCGGTCGAGCGCCGGGAAGCGGCTGTTTCTTTCGGCCCGATCTTATTCCGCGCTCGGCGCATCCTTCGTCGCCGACAGCAAGGCGGCGGAGCGCACCCGCCCGCGCATTACCTTTGTGGAACGCGGGATAGAGCAGCCGATCAATGTCGAAGAGATAACGGATATCATTCCGGGCCTCGGCTATGCCCTGTACGAACGGGCCTTGCTGCGGCGTCCGCGTCGGCGCTCCGTTACCTATCTCGGCAAAACCTTGCGCTTCTTGGTGTCGCTCGATCACAACCGATCGGTGGCGGCATTCCGGCGGGCAGACGGTGCGCCCTCGGTCATTCGCTATGGGATGCGCCCGGCGACCGTCCAGCCCGAAGCCGAGTACACGCCGGCAAAGGCAGGCCGGGCGGCGTTTTTCGGGCGGCCCTTGCACCGTCGTTACTGGTCGAACATGCGATCAGAGACGAGGGTGTTTGAACGCATCGTCATTTGGGATCCCGAAATGGTCCCGCGCCGCCGTGGCGCCTCCTATCTGGGTGTCAGCCGCTTCGGTGTCGCGCCGTTCACTGCCGAACTGGTGGTGCATGTGCCGTCCATCAAGCCGCGCCGGGCACTCTTGGTGGGCGGTTTCTTCGGAAGCTTCTTTGCGGCCTCCGATGGCGAAAAATACCGCGAAACCTTGCGGGCACTGCGCGCCGCGAAATCGGCGCGAGACACGATCCTCATCAACACGAAAACCTATCGCAGCCCGCAGGCAGGTCAGCTCATCGTTGCTGGCACGCCCTTCATTGCTGGCCGTCTACTCAGGAGCTGACATATGCTGAAAACAGTGCCGTTTCAGGATCGCATGGAGGCGCGTCATAGCGACCTTAACGCTATCCAGTCGTCAACCCGCGCGACGTTCGACACGCTGGTAAAGGATGCCATCACTGCGGACGCGCCCGGTTATGCCGGCTTCACCGTCACCAAAAACAGCGCGACCGAATTGCAGGTTGCCGGCGGTCGCATTTACCGGCCCGATGGCGCGATCTTCGAAATGGCGCAGGCGTCTACCCGCAATATCGTCTCGATCCTGCCCTCGGCGACGAAGCGGCTGGTTGCCGTGATCGCCTATGGGCAAGAGGAAGACAGCCGCAACGAGACCCGCGACTTTCTCGTTGATCTGGAAAGCGACACGACCGAACCACGCATGATGGTCGTTGAACGCCAGCGCGCCGCCAAGATCGACCTCATTCCGGGCCAAGAGAGCGCGACATTGCCTCGGCCCGTTGTCGATCAGTCGTTGATCGTCATTGCCTGGGTGACGCTGAACACGACCGGTATCGAGGCGATAGCGATGGAAGCCGCCAACGCGCTGCCGTCCGTCACGCGCAACGACAAGCGTATTCGCTCGCTCGAAGTCTGGCGCGACCAGATCGAGCCGCGCATCAACACGATTGCCAGCGATATCACTGCGCTCAAAAAGGGCATGGCAGGTATGGCCGGGTCCGGCGAGTTGATCAACGTCATGCGCGATATCGCCCGCCTGAAAGAGAAAATGGAGATCCCGGACGATGCATCGGATTGGTCGTCGGATCGTTATCTGACCGATAATGAAACCGACAAAGAGAACATCGATCTCCTTTGCCTTGTCGAAGAGGGCATTCGCTTCTCCCATGAGAACCGCAATGAAACGCAGATTTCGCTTTATAACCCTCTCGATCTCAACGCTTATGTGCCCGGTAACGGCCTGCTGCTGCCGGCGATCTCCGGTCGGGAAATCCGTCTGGCGTCTTCGGCGGGCGCGGTCGACGGTTCTATTTCCATCGCGCAGTACGGTTTCCAGACCCATGAGATGAAACAGTTGTCGGTGGCCCGTTCGCGCCTGCGCTATGGGCCTGCCTATAACGTCTGCAACAATTCGCAGTGGTGGGCCGATGGTGTCTACGACAGCGCCACCAACACATTCAAGAAGAACGGCGAAACCTTCCTCGTCACGGGCACGCAGATTCTCGATAACGTCTACGGTCAATCGTGGTGGGACCCGCTCAATGCCCACACTCTGCTGCGCGTGCAGCAGTTTTGGGAGGACGAGTGGAACGACAACTATTGGGTGGCGCAGGTCACCGACCGAACGGTGTCCGGCGCGCAGATCGCACAGACCATTCTCAACTCGCAGGACGGTTGGCTTTCTGGCCTCAAGCTGCGCTTCACCGAAAAAGGCGCGGACGGTGATGTCCATATTTCCATCGGCTACACAACGGCCAGCGGTTCGCCTGACCCCGAGCATCTGGTGACGCATGTCACGATCCCCTATGCCGATATCAAGGTTGCGCCGAACGATACCTATGTCACCATTCCGCCCGTATTTTTGGAAGCCGGCCAGCGTTACGCGTTGATCGTGACCACGCTCGGCAATCACAAGGTCGCGGTCGTTGACAGCAACAAGTATGCGCAAGGCACGCTGTTCTACTCGACGGACGGCGCATATTATCAGGGCGACCTAACCCGAGACCTGTATTTCCAGATGGAATATCTGGTCTTCAAGGCGTCCCGCGTCGAAATCGAATTGGCGGCGCTGACCCTTTCGGGCGGCATTGCTTCCATCGATATCCTTGCCGGTACGATCAAGCCGAAATCCTGCGCCATCGAACATCAAGTGATGATCAACGGCGCATGGAAGCCGTTGAACGTGTTGACGCCCAATCTGCTTGTAGGCTTGCCGCCGCTGCTCCGCCATCGCGTCGTGATGACCGGGACGAATGCCGTTGCGCCTGCTTTGGAGATCCCGAGCAGCCGCATTCGCATCTGGCGACAGCGGACCACGTTGAAGCACATTTCGACGCGCCGGACGCTTGCCACCGCGGCGACGACGATCACGGTGCAGCTCATCATTGCCAAGTTCGAGGCGGACCGACACACCATCGCGGTTAAGCTGCGCAAGGATGACAATACGCTGATCGAAAGCATCGGTTTTGTGGACGAACCGATCGATCCCGGGCGCTTCCGGCGCACCTACGGCTTTGCGGCAACGCCGGCAATCAACGCCTACAAAATCCAGATCGAAGGCACGACGAACAATGCCCTCGTTCCTTTCCACGTCGAAGAGCGCGTTGACGTAGCGCTCTAACTCCCCGGAGACGAAACATGCCTGCCAAAAGCACTACGCCGGCCTTCAAGCCGGACGCGGACTATCGCGTCCAAGTCGCAACCGTCCGCAGGGTTGCCGGGCTGATCATACGCCCAAGCCAAGGCGGCACCATCAAGGGCGTTCTCGCAGAACAGATCAAGGATGACATCCTCTCTTTCGAGGAAGTCGCGCCAACGCAGGAGTAACCGGTCATGCGCCGACTGGATCAATATCAAATCAGGGTCGGCGATGATCTCGGCGACCCCGATTACTGGAACCGACGCTTTGAAGATGTCGATTTGCGCTTGCATGGACAGGAGCTGATCGAAAAGGACTGGTTGTCGGCTGTTCGCGAATTGCAGGAAAACGGCTTGCGTCGCATCGACGAAGCGGTCTCGCCGCTCATTGCGCAGTTGCAGGAAGACTTGCAGCTTGGCGCGGTCTTCATTGCAGAAAGCAAATCCACGATTGAGGTGAAGACCGGTCCCCTGACGATCGGTATCAGCTCCGCCAACAAGCGCCGCTATTCCCCGGCCGCCTATTTGGCACTCGTGACGCGCGATGCGCCGTATGGCGTGATGCTCGGTCGGTTGATCTCTTACAATCGCGACACCGGCTCGCTTGCCGTCGATATCGAAAGAACCTTTGGCGCGGGTGACCCCATCCGCGCCAATTGGATCATCTCAGCTACGTCGCACATCGATTATCAGGCGGATCGCGTCTATCGCGAGGCCGGCGGCGGGTTGACCTCCACGACGGTCGAAGATTCCCTTCGCGAAATCCTCGCCCTGACGGTGCCGAGAACACGTTCCGTCACTGCGGGGATGGGGTTGAAGGGCGGCGGCGAGATGGTCAGCGACCTCTCAATGTCGCTCGATCTCGCTTATACCGATGTCCGCTATGTGAAGGCGCAGGACTATGACCGCCATCGGCATCTATGGTCGGAGATCGACAACAAGCCGACGACCCTTGGCGGCTATGGAATTGGCGATGCTCACACCAAAGCCGAAATCTTCAACCTCCTGACCGGCAAGCAGGACAGGCTTTCGTACAGTGCCGAAGACAAGGCCAACAAGGGGAAGCCGGACGGTTATGCGCCGCTCGGCCCGGACGGCAAGATTGCCGGTGCTTTTCTTCCGGTCGATGGCAGTTTCCTTGGTGTCTACAATGCGGAGACGAACACGCCGGCCATTTCCTCGGGTTCGGGAAACCAAGGTGACTTTTGGGTCGTTTCGGCTGCCGGCATGGTCGCGGCGGATGGCGTTGGCGCTGTTTCTGCTGGCGATCAATTGCGCCGTGGGCCGGCCAAGTGGGAGCGCGTGCCGACCTTCAATGCCGTTTCATCGGTTGCCGGCAAAACGGGTGTTATCACCTTAAATGCCGGCGATATTTCCGATAGCGGAGCAACCGGTCGCGCGATCCTCAAGGCGGGGGATGCAGCGGCGGCAAAGGCCGCTCTGTCGCTTGCCGTTGCCGACCTATCGGATTTTTCGACCGCATGGACGGCTGCTTATGAGGGGGTGACATCGGCCTACGGTCGCGCTCTTGTCGCCGCCGTCGATGCCAACGCGGCCCGTGTTTCGCTACAGCTCGGTTCCGCAGCCTTGCAGGCATCGACGGCATTTGCTGCCGCCGCCCATGTCGGAGCTGGCGGAGTTGGGACACACCCCGACGCTACGGCGACGACCAGCGGCTTCATGTCCGCAGCCGACAAAACCAAACTTGGCGGCGTAGCGGCGGGTGCAAACAACTACGTTCACCCTACGGGGGACGGCAACTTGCATGTGCCCGCAACGGGCATAGGCAGCTCCAAAAAGGTGCTGACGGCAGGGGGCGCAGCCGGGTCGATGACCTGGAGCTTCGTGGACTTTGCCGATGTCGCCGGAAAGCCAACGACGCTCTCGGGTTATGGCATTGCCGACGCCTATAGCACCGCTACGATGGACGCTCTGCTTGCGGCAAAACAGGCGAGCCTTGGCTATGTGGCCGAGAACATTGCCAACAAGGGCGCAGCCAACGGTTACGCCTCGCTCGACGGAGGGGGCAAAATCTCGGCGTCGCAACTGCCCGCGTCGGCGATCACCGATACCTTTGTCGTGGCAACGCAGGCGGCAATGTTGGCGCTCGGCGTGCAAAAGGGCGACGTTGCCATCCGAACCGATGTCAACAAGAGCTTCATCTTGCAGGCCGAGCCGGCCACGACACTGGCGAACTGGCAGGAATTGCGCACGCCCACTGACGTAGTGCAGTCTGTCGCTGGCCGGCAAGGCGCTGTCACGCTGACATCGGCAGACCTGACGGATGCGAGCGCGCCGGGCAGGGCATTGCTGACCAGCACCAGCAACGAAGCTCAACGCAATGCCCTCGGGCTTGGAAACGTCAACGATACTTCGGATGCGGCAAAGCCGATTTCGAACGCAACTCAAGCGGCTCTCAACTTGAAGGCCGATACGGGCCACAAGCACGGTATCGCCGATATAGCGAACCTTCAGACGACCTTGGACACCAAGCAAGCGAGTCTCGGCTATGCTCCGGTCAATCGTGCCGGCGACATTATGTCCGGCGCTCTTGAGATAAAATTCGCCGACCCGTCGCTGTGGCTGCATTACCCGAACGTAAAGCGCGGGCGATGGGTCGTCGATGGTGGCGGCACTCTGATTTGGCAGGATCATGGCGGGCAGAACCACTTTTGGATCGGTGCTGGAGGCGAAGTATGGACCCAGCAGCTTGGCGACCTTAACACCCGCATCGAGCAGCGTGCTAACGCCTATGGGGCCGCTTACGTTGCCAACGCCGTCACCGACTCGCGCGCTGCCGGATACATTGAGGTTGCCGTCAAAACCGGCTCGTCTGGTGGAGGCGATAGCAACAATGGCGGCTATTACCTTTGCCGGGCCTACAAATCCGGCGTCGAACAGCTGACGTTTGGCAGTAGACAACTACAGCTCTACATTCAAAATCGCGGCTGGTTTGCCGCCTTCGCATTCTAAGGATTGCCGATGCACGAATTCGGAAAACTGACGGCAAGAGCCGAGACCGTTGAACTTGAGGGCGGGCAGGCGGTTCGAATCTATGCCTTCTACGATGCCGACAACATCGAATGGCATGAGCTTTACAGGTCGCAACCGCCCTTCGATTTCTATCTTGCGGTGGACGATAGCGGCTTCATCGTCTCGATGGAGCCGGACCCTGAACATTCGCAGATTGCGGATTACAGGATTATCGGTATCAGCGCGGTCGAGGCTGGCGGCTTCACCCGTGGTCCCGGCGGCACGGTCTACGGCATGAAGTGGACCGGCACCAAGATCGTCAATCCGGCCGATCTCATGACGACGGAAGAGAAGCGAGCGGCCATGCCGGCTCTGACGCCACGCCAGTTCCGTGACGCCTTGATAGACAACGATATCATGCCGGACGAGGTGACGGCGGCTATCAACCAAATCACCGATCTCAAGGCGCGCGCGAAGGCGCTCAATGCCTGGGAATATCCGTCCGAGTTTCTGCGAACGGACCAACTGCTTGAGCAGATCGGGGCTTCGTTCAATCTTTCCCCGGATGCGATTGATGCTATGTGGAATTCGGTAGCAGGGCGAGCGCAGCCCTAAGGCGAATAAGTCTTCGACATGCGCGCGCGCTCTGATAAGTATTTTGCTCTGCGAGCCGTATGCGGAGGGTAGTGATGAGAAAATTCCTGGCGCTCTCGATTTCAATTCTTGGAGCTATGGTCGCCATTTCCGCTTCAGCCGCTTCTGACCCTGATTATCGCCCTTCGAATAACCCTTTGGAGGATAGATCATGCTTTGCGGTGAACCGTGCATACGAAAAGATGCATAATTCCGGCCGATATAGCACCAATATTTATGCGTTGATGCCAGACGGAAAAATGGCACTGTTCGCGACGATCCGGGCGATTGATGCTTTCATCTATTATCAGGCCGATGGGAGTGACTGGAGAAAGCACTCTCGGATCGTACGGACCCAATTCGATGAGCGGACGCATCTTCCGATATTCACAGGCTGCTTTGAAACCGGTCTTGAACGTACAGATGGAAAATTAGCCGTCCATTATTATGCGTTGTGGAGCAGGCTTACTTGGAAAGGCCCAATCGAGATTTGGGTAGATCGAAGTTCTGGGGAAATGATTAAGACACTGACCCACTTTGATTCTCATCCTGACGATTTTCCTTTTCCGGTGGCCATACAAACAATGGATTATGATCGCGATCATGCGATTAAGCCCACGGTTTCAAACGAAGCTGCATTTGGGGCGCGCTAGCGCCCTTTCGCCAAAGCCTAACAGACCCTTCTTCGCCGTGAACTTCCTCTGCTGTCATTGCTGCTCGCCGAGAGAAGAACGGTGGCCAGTTGATAGCAACCTGACCCTATAGTTTCACGGCCAAGGCCAATCACCCCTAACACTTGATAACCCAGCCCGCCGCGTCCCGACGGGCTGCTTACGCGTGGCCGCTCTGCATTCCACAGGCGGCGCAATCCCAAACCGATCTTCTGTCATATTTAATGGAGACCATTCATGGCCGACCTGTCCTATGCGCATGGCGTGACACTTGTCGAAAGCGCGGAAACTCCGTCGCTCTTGCGTGTCCAGCGCAACGGCATCACTTTCGTCAACGGCACGGCACCCGATGCGGACCCCGCCGCCTTTCCGTTGAACTATCCGACGCTGATTACATCGCTGCCATCGGCGGCGTCGCTCGGCGTGGCCGGCACTCTTCTTGAAGACGTGAGCACTGTTTTCAACGAAGGCGGTTCATGGTGCATCGTCAACCGGGTGCCCGATAGTGCGGACCCTGCCACGCTACAGAGCAACCTAATCGGCGATCCTGTCGCTCGTACTGGTATTTACGCGGCGCTGCGGGCCAAGGCGATTACCGGCTATCAGCCTCGCGTGGTTATCACCGCCGGCAATACCGGTGCCTGGGTGGAAGGCGGCGTTGTCTCAATCTCGCTTTCCGAGCAGGGTGCCAAGCTATCGGAAGCGCCCATTGTCGAAGCGACCGGCGGCGGCAACGATCCCGGAAAGGTTCTGCCCAAGTTTGAGGCGGTCATGGGAACGGGCGTGGCGGATGCCGGCAAGGTGGTCGCGGTGCGGGTGGTCGAGCCCGGCAAGAAGTTGTCGCAGCCGCCGACCGTCGTCTTTACCGGCGGCGGCAACGATGCCGGCAAGGTGCTGCCGGCGGCAACGGCCAATGTGGGCGACGTCGCCAACCCGTTTGTCTCGGCTCTCAATGTCATTACCCCGAAAATCCGGGCGCGCGCTTATATTACCGGGCCGAACACCACAAACGCCGAAGCCGTCCGCTTCCGGCGCACCGTCAACGGCGGTCGCATTCTCATCATCGACCCGAAGACGATCAAGAATGTGAACGGCGTTCCCGTGACGAAGCCGGTCGCCGCCGTCTTTGCCGGCGTTCGTGCCCGCGTCGTCGCGTCCTCGGAAGGGGTGTCCGGCTCGGTGTCGAACAAGATCATTCGCACGATCGATGGTGTTGCCCGTACGATCTCCTACCCGGATGACAGCAACTATCTGAACGAAAAGCAGGTCGCCACGATCATCAATGAGCGCGGCGGCTTCCGCACGTGGGGTAGCCGGCTCGCCACCGACGACCCGCTTTGGCAGTTCGACAGCGTGCGGGCGACCGCCGACATGGTGAATGAGGCTCTGGAAGACCTCTATTTCCTCTATGTCGACCGCAAGTTCACAAAGGCGAACCTCAAGATGCTGATCGAGGACGGCAACGCCGCGCTTCGGGTCTTCAAGAACAACGACGATATCCTTGGCGGGCGTGTCTGGCTTGCAGATATCAACGAACCGACCACGCTTGCCGATGGCAAGCTCTTCCTCGACGTGGAGTTTGAGCCTGTTGGACTCATGGAACAAATCCACGTCACCACTCACCGCAACATTCTCTACTACCGGCTGCTGCTGGACGAGGTGAATGGGGCAATCGAAACCGGCCCGCTCTCGCTCGCCGCCTGATTAAGGAAACTCCGAAATGGCAGAAAAGACCCTTCCTAGCTTCATCCTGCGCGATTGCATGATGTGGGCCGACCGCGTGAGCAAGCTCGGCCAAATCGGTGACATCACCGTGCCTGTGCCGGAGGCCAAGCGCGAAGACGTGCGCAACGCCGGCATGATTAAAGCCCGCAAGGTGCAGCTCGGTTATGAGGCGCTGGAATTCAAGTTCAAGATGCCGGGTCTCGATCCGCAGATTTTGAAACTGCACGGCGTCAAGCCGGGCGTCGATACCCCGTTCATGGTGACTGGCGCGCTGCTGGACGAAGATGGCACCACGCACAGCGCCGTGCTGACCATTCGCGGCAAGATGTACAAGCCCGATCACGGCACATGGAAGGCCGGCGATCTCGCCGAAAACGATCACGCCGTCGATGTGAATTACTACAAGCTCGAAATCGACGGCGAGGAAATCTACGAGATGGACGACTTTGATTTCAAGGTCGGCGGCGTCTCGCAATACGGCGATATCCGCAACGCCCTGCTGCTGTAAGGCCGCAACTCTTCCCCTCACGATCCACCTTCAACCGGCCCGCTTCGCGCGGGCCATCTTCTATGAGGATTCATCATGACCGAAGCTGTTAAAGTCCCGCTCTCGAAGCCCGTCACCCACAACGAGGCGTCCTATTCCGAGCTGACCTTCCGGGAGGCGACCGTGGGCGACTTCATGGCCGGCGACCAGTTCAAAGGCGAGATTTCCCAGAACGTCGCCGTACTCTCCGCCATCTCCGACGTGCCTATTCCGGCCTTCAAGAAAATCTGCGCTGCTGACTATCGTCGCATTCTCGACGCGACGAAGGATCTGTTGGGAAACGCATAAATCAACACGATTGGCGTCTGGTCGCCCTGTTCGTTGCCCGCTTCGCCCATACGCCGCTCGATGTGATCGAGCGGTGGTCCCCTGAAAAACTGCTCGCCTATTTCGATGCGGCTCGCGCCTTACGCGATACGATGGAGGGAACACCATGACCACGCTTCAAAGCACCCTGCGCGTCTCGCTTCTGGACGATGTGACCGCACGTGCCAAGCATATCACCAATGCCCTGAACGGTCTTCGGGCACAGCAGCGGGCGACCTTCGCACCTATCCGAAGCATGGTCGGACAGGCGGTTGCGTTCGGCGCTGGCTATCTCGGTGTGAGGGAGGGCTTGCGGGCAACGGCGGGCGAGGCGATTAAATTCGAGTCCGCCTTTGCCGATGTCAAAAAGGTGGTCGATGCGTCTAGCGAGCAGTTCGAGAACATGCGCCGCAATATCAGGCGCATGTCTGGCGAAATCCCGATGTCCGCCAATAACATTGCAGCTCTCTATGCTGCTGCCGGCGAATCCGGCATCGCAACGCAGGATTTGCAGAGCTTTGCCGAGATGGCGTCTCGTGTCGGTATCGCTTTCGATATCACGGCGGAAAAGGCAGGCTCTAGCCTGGCCAAACTGAAAACGCAGTTCGGCTTGACGGTTGCCGAAACCGGCGACCTCGCCGATGTCATGAACCACCTATCGAACAACATGGCGAGCAAGGCATCTGAAATTACAGACTTCATGCTGCGCGTCGGTGCGCTCGGCAAGATTGCCGGTTTCACCAAAGAACAGGTTGCGGGCATCGGCAGCGCCATGATTGCAGCCGGTGCGGAACCGGAAGTGGCCGCGACCGCTATGCAGAACGTGACGAAGGCGTTGACGCGTGGCGCGTCGGCGAAGAAAAGCCAGCGGGAAGCCGCTGCTCGGCTAGGGCTTGATTTGCCGCAGATCGCCAAACAGATGCAGAAGGATGCGCCCGGCGCGCTGAAAAAGGTTCTCGCCGCCATCGCCAAGGCTCCGAAGGATCAACAGATTTCCATTGTCTCGGATTTCTTCGGCGACGAGGCAAAGGCGTTCATTCCGCTGCTCGGCAACGTCAAGCTGCTTGACGATGCGCTTGCCAGCGTCGGCGACCGCACGAAGTATGCCGGCTCTGCGATGAATGAGTATAAGCAGCGGGCCAGCACCACGGGCAACACGCTCGAACTTTTGGGCAACAAGGTATCGAATATCTTTTGGGAGGTTGGCGACAGCATGTTGCCCACAATCCGCGAAGGCGCGCAGGCGATCAGCGATGTGCTGGACACGCTCGGAAGCCGGGCGACAATCTTCGATCAGATCAAGGTCGGGGCGCAGGGCTTCGCGAAAGGCTTTGGCTATGATGGCGGCATTCGCGAGCTGGTCAACGACGTGAGCGACCTGATGCTTGGGCCGGTCGATCCGAACGCGGGCGAGAACCTTGGCCGTTTCTTTATGAAGGCGAGGGAATGGGGCGCATCCATCCGCGAGTTGACGGACGCCATTCGCGAAAACCCGATTGCCAAGTTCTTCGCGGAGATGTCGGGCTATGGCTTCAAGCTCATGTTGTGGTGCGCTGGCTTTGCCTTTCTCGCCGGCACCGTCCGCAAGCTGGCAAGTGCGATGTTTCTGCTGTCGGGGGCAAGCACCTTACTCGGGGCGCTCAAAACGGTCGGTTCCATCGCGGCGCTGGTCGGAGGGGGAACGGCGACTGCCGGCGGCGTGGCGACGACTGCCGCAACCGGGGCGGCTGCGGGCGGTGCGGCGACCGGCTTGCTTGGCGGCTGGTCTGCGATGCTCAAAGGGTTCGCGCGCCTTGGAATCTATGGCATGGCGGGGGCAGGTGCTTGGGAGTTTGGCAAGCAAAGCTATACCGGCGACACGTTCTACAAGCAGGGAAAGGCTTGGCTGCCCGGCCCGGAAGATGCGTTGCACGCCATTGGGTCGTATCTGAAGTCGTTCGCGATGCCGGAAAACCCGCCTGCCTCTGCGGGCGTTTATGCGCAGTCTGCGATGGATAGTGCGCGTGCTGCTCGGACCGCCGGTTTTGGTGGCTCGACAACGGAGACCTTGCCGGGAAAAACTGCGGACGATCTTGGCATGATCACGGCGCGTATTGATGCGTCATCCATTGCCGAGATGGTGAGGCCAAGCGGCACGCAGGACGTGCGCGTTGTCAATCAGGAGAGGCCGAATGTGACGGTTCATGCTCCTATCTCGATTACCGGGGTTGCCGACCCGCAGGCGGCGGCAAATGCAGTGATTGGGCAGCTTGGGGCAGCGGTTAAAAGTGCGACGGATTCGCACTTCAGCGACTAGCACTGCTTCGGGAGACCCTGAGCACGCAGTAGCTACAATACGTCGAATTGGCAATGATATTGGTACGTAACGTGCCCGAGAAAGTCCCTGCGGTTGCTTTCGGACATATTTGCAATTTTCACGTCTTTGCCGGGATTTTGGGCTCTCACCTGACCTGCCAAGCCGCCGCATACTTCTGCTTGGTTGTGACCGCCGTCGAGCCAAGGAGAGTCGAGACCTACCTTCGCCAGCGGCGCCTGCGTGGCGATTGGCGGCTGCGCTGGTCCTGGCTGCGGGCTGTGTGGTTGCTGGTCTATATAGGATGAAATTTCGGCTGGCGTTGGCTCTTCTTTGATCAGCCCCATCTTCGAGAGAAACTGAAGTTTGGCGATCGCCAGGCTAGTCTCTCCGTTGATTGCATGGTCGATGCGCGTGTGTTCCGCTTGTAACTTCTCAAGCGCGCGTTGCTCGCTACCACTATGGTAAGACACCACAATGCTCGCCAGCCCTGCGATGACTGCACCAATAATAGCAAAACTGAGTGGTTCGGTAACTAGGCTGCGATTCGCTTCTTTATTTCTGATCGCGAGTTCTCCTTCTTTGACGGCGGTCTCCCGCTCTTTCAATAAGAGTTCGCGCTCGCGGAACTCCTGTTCCCATAGCCACTTCTCGCGTTCGAATTGTTCCCCGATGTAGGGTTTGCTCTCATCCATAAGACAATCAATCCACCTGTTGTCACCTTCATGGAACATAGCTGCAGCCGCAAGCAGGCGTCGGTCGAGCAACCAATTTCTCAACCTTAGAAGCATCCACATTTCATTCTCCGACATTCGCGGCTTTTCCGGAACCTCTCAATTATAGGTAGATCATGACGGGTGTGACATCGATGATGCTTGGAGGCTACGCCTTCGAGGCATTGGGTTTTGCCTACCAGGGGATCAAGCGCAAGGTGAATACGCCTTGGGTTGAGATACCCGTGGGCCAAACCCTCAATCCGCAACAATGGACAGGACCGACGTCCGATGAAGTGACGATTCAGGGCGTCTTATTTCCCGAAGAATTCGGCGGGCAATCGCAGCTTGATGGCATCATTGCCGCATCCATGTCCGGCACGGAAATGATGCTTGTCAGCGGTGACGCGATGGAAGGTGTTATTCGTGGCATGTTCACGGTGCAATCCGTCGAGGAAGATCAATCCTATCACGATGCGCGGGGTGCGCCTCGCCGCAATGCCTATGTGATCTCGCTCAAGCGAAGCAGGGCGGAGACGGCGGCGGGTGCCGGCGGCGTGGTCGATAGCGCAACCTCTTTCCTCTCCGAACTTTTCCGGTGATCGCATGGCAAAGACTTACACAACGCGACAGGGCGAGACGGTCGATGTCGCCTGCCTCGCTCACTATGGGCGGACGGCGGGCGTGGTTGAGGCTGTGCTTGCCACCAATCCGGGGCTTGCTGGTCTCGGCCCGGTTTTGCCGTTCGGCGCGGAAATTCTAATGCCAGACATGCCGAGCGTGAGCGCGGAACGTCGGCTGATTAGCCTTTGGGATTGATCATGCAGCCTCGTGTTGAAATCACCGTCGACGGCGTTCCCGTCGCGGGCCAATTCTATGAGCGGCTTATCTCCGTTACCGTGACGGATGAAGAGGGTTTGAAGTCGGATACGGTCGATATCGAGTTGAACGACGGTCCGCCGAATTTCCTCGCCCTGCCGCGCAAGGGTGCCATCATCTCGGTCAAAATGGGATATGGCAGCGCTCTCGTATCGAAGGGGCAATTCACGGCTGACAAGATCAGCCTCGATTGCCTGCCCTACAAGATGTCGATATCGGGCAAGGCGGCGGACCTGCGCAGCGGCAAACTGAAAGAACGGCAGGAACGGGCATGGGACAAGGCCAAGCTCGGCGACATCATAGCCGAAATCGCGGGCGAAAGTGGATTGACGCCCGCAGTAGATGGCGATCTTGCGGAGCATACTTACGATTGGATAGGCCAGCAGGACGAGACGAACATCCATTTCCTGCGGCGGCTTGCTGATCGGCATAACGCGCTGTTCGCCATTAAGCAAAAGCGGCTGCTGTTCGCCCGGCGCGGCTCCGGCCTTTCGGCTTCCGGTTCGTCGCTCGGCTCGATCATCCTCACGCCCGCCGTCATCAAAACCGGCACGCTAAAAGTCGATATCAACGACCGCACGAAATACAGCAAGGTCGTGTCTTACTATCAGGATGCCGACAAGGCGAAGCGGGTCGAAATCGAGGCAGAAGCGGATGCTGATGGCGATAGCGTCTACCGCATACCCGAAGCCTTTTCGTCGCCGGCCGAAGCCGACAAGGCAGCTCGCGCTAAGGCAAAAGAGCTTGCGCGCGGGGAGGGCGCGGTTTCCGTGACGGTGTTAGGCGATGCCGACATCGAGGCAGGCTTGCCGCTTCTGTTCGCGCAAGTTCGCCCTGGGCTGGACGGCGTGCCTTACATCATCAAAACGGCGCGCTCCAAATACACGAAAACCTCGGGCTTCGAGGTTGACGTTTCCGGGCGGCTCTATGACGGCAAGTCGGCAACCGAAGACGAAGGCGGCGGCAAGAGTGAAGGTGGCGGCTCGTCCGGCTCGTCAGATGCCGGCGGCAAGGTTGCACCGAATAGCGCGCCGGGCACGCCGGCCACGCCTTCGGCGTTCCTGACGCCCCGCCGGTTCGGGCGAACGGATGAGAACTAGTCAGGAGCTTGTCATGAGGCAAGCTCATTTCACCTCTTGGCCCAAAGCCGTCAAGCCGCTGTTGCAAAACTCTGTACGCCCTCCTCCCTAAGTCAACTGTGGTCGGAGAAAAGCTAAAGCGTCATCACGCAACCGGTCGGCGATTTCCGCAAAACTGGGTTGCTCAGACACGCTTGGGAAAAAGTTCGCGACCGAGAGACTAAGCGGGTACTTTCGTCTTTGCCTTCTGTTTGGCGGGTGTCGTGGCCAGCGGAACTATCCGAGCCTCATAGAGTTCGAACAAGTACTCGACCCGTTCACGTTCGGTCCTAAAGGCCTTTCGACGATATAGACGATCTACCAACAAATCCAAGGCTGAGTGGGCCTTGCGCAGATCCGACGGCATATAATCAGGATCATACAGCGCTGACAAAGGTTCGGGGGCTTTTTCCTTCCGGCGATCGATAATCGCTTGCGCATGTGCAGCTAGTTTGACGCGGTCGGCCTTGTCAAGGTCGGGCCATGGGAACGAGTAGTAAACAGCCGGAGAATAGCTGTAGCGGCTCTCCAATCGTCCAGCAACGGTACGCATCCAGGCCATGTGCATAGCCGAGGACAGGATGGCGAAATAGACCAGGTCACCCCCGACGATTAACTGAAGCTTGTTCGAAGCGATGACCTCGGGCGGTAGAATATCCCATGGCACATACTCCCGGTGTTCCGAAGAAACCTCCGGTACGCAGAGATATTCCGTATCTGGCTGGCGATCCTGCGTGAACAGCGTAGGCGATTTCGCCATTGCTCGTACGCTGGCAGTCTCACTGGCAAGCCGACCTCTCCGCACCCGTTCTAGTCGCTCCGCTAACGGTTTTGAGGCTTTGAGCTCAGACGAGGGAATGTCCTTCAGCCAGAGGCACCATCGCCAAACGCCAGATAGCAATTCGTCGCCGCCGACGTAGGGGCGCAACCATTTCTGGCCAGCCGGTTCCGCGGCTAGAAACGAATTCCGTTGCTCCTCGTTCAAGATAAGGTTGCTATAGGTGAGATATCCACCGCCCACCTTTTTCACGCGCGCACCGTCGGTAGGTTGGCTGCCCTTGTGCATCTTCAGCATATCTGGTTGCGGTTTGCCACGGCGCGGCAGAGCATAGTCAGGACCGTCGAGCAGGTAGCCGTTTATACGCTTGACCGTCGACACCTGGGGGTCTGATTTAGCACTCGCGTAGTCGAAAATTTGCCGCTCAGTGACTGACGCGCGTGTCATACCGGTGATTACGCAATGGACAGCGGCCGTACCACGCGCCTCGCTATTCCACTGGAACGAGCGATGAGCAAAGTAGATGGACATTCGTTCCCGGAAGAGTTGAGGCCACAGGATACTCGCCTGCTCGCCTTGCGTTATTGAGTTGGTTGAAACAAAACCAATCCTGATCTTCGGGTTGCCTTTCACGTATTCAGTCGCCAGCTTGAACCAGCAGGTGACGTAGTCCAGGCGATTCACCGAGCCCCCGTGGCCCCACACCCGAAGCATATCGTCCTTCTGCTTCTTGGTACGATATTGGTGACCGACGAAGGGTGGGTTGCCAAGGATATAGCTGCAATCACTAGGAGGAAGGAATGTCGTCCAGTCCACTTGAAGAGCGTTATCTGCCATGATGTGTGGCGATTTTTTGAGCGGAATGCGCGTAAACACCTGCCCGAACTCTATGCCGAGTTTAGAATTCATAATGTGGTCCATCATCCACATCGCCACCTCGGCGATACGCGCTGGAAACTCTTCCACTTCGATGCCATAGAACTGATCAACGTCCACCTTTGAAAAGACCGTTGCATCAAGTACCAACTGGCTTGTCTTTCTGAGCTCGCGGAGGACCTCGAGCTCCAGCATCCGGAGCTCGCGATAGGCGATGATCAAAAAGTTTCCGCAACCGCACGCTGGATCAAATACTATAACCTGCCGTAGCCTCTCATGAAATGTGGTCAGCTCCTGCGCGCGGCCACGCTTCAATGCTAAGACACGCTGGAGGTCCGCCCTGAGATCATCGAGAAACAGCGGTCCGATGACCTTCATAATGTTCTTCTCGGACGTGTAATGTGCGCCCAACTTGCGTCGCTCTTCCCTATTCATGACCGATTGGAAGAGCGAGCCGAAGATCGCGGGTGAAACGGTTTCCCACTTGAACTCCGATGCCTCGATCAGCGCGTCACGCATCTCCGAATTGAACGCCGGAATCTTGAGAGGATGCTTGAACAGGTCACCATTGACATAGGGAAACTGTGCCAAATCCTCATCGAGCGTGCTCGTGCGATCTTCTACCGGCGTGTCCAACACCTGGAACAATTCAGCCAACTGAGCACCAAGTCCCGACCCATCCTCATTGGTGCGGTCCCTTAGCCAAGACTCGAAGATGCCTTTGGGTTCGAAGATGCCAGTATCGTCGGCAAAGAGGCAGAACAGCAACCGGACGAGGAAACGTTCAAGGTCATGGCCCTTGTAGCCGGACTTTTCCAGAGCGTCATGTACCGCACCCATGAGCTCCGTCGCTTCGATATTAGCTGCGGGCTGGTCGGTGTAGGCCTTGGTTTCCCGGCCCAGAATGAATCCAAAAAGCTCCACTTTTGCCGGAAGCTCAGAAAGGGTGAACAACCAATCCTTCCGCTCCTGCAGATCATATAGCCGAAAGGTCTGAAAGTCGCATACGAGGATGTAGCGGGGGAACTCCTTATCCTTCAGAGAAGAGCAGTAATCCAACGCCTGCGAGTTGGCCTTGTCTAAGTCCTTACCTGCACTCTTCTGCTCGATGACCAACTGGCCGGGCCAGAAAAGGTCGATAAAGCCGGTTTTATTGTTCAGCTTTTTGACTTGCTTCTCGTAGACCGCCACCCGTTTACGCTTGACGCCGAACACTTCAAAGAACTCATTGTAGAAAGTCTGGGTCTCACCCTTCTCGTAATGAGCATCTTTGTTATCCTTCACGAATCTTGAAGCCCTTATCCGGACTTCGTTCCAGCTCAATGTCATTGTTCTTCCCGTGCCCCATTCCCACGTCAGCGTTAAGGGAAGAACTGAGCTGCGACAAGTATCTAGACAACTGCTGGCGGTTGAAATCGGACCCTGGTGGATTCGATGCCACAGAGACCACGTCTTTGGCGATAATATCCGCGCAACGCGGCCTCTTGGTCGCGTTTGCCGGCGCTCCATTCCTAGCGGCTAGGCAGCTTTAGGCCTGCCGTTCTGGCGGGGCCGATAATGGGCATGCATCAAGAGCGGGTCGCGCTGGCTGGCACGCAGCAGCATCTTGACCGCATGATTGACCGGCGTGCCGGCGCGATAGTTTTTCCATGTGCGAAGGCTGACGCCAAGGAAGTCCGCCGCCTCATTGTTGGATAGTCCGGTTTCTTCCTGCCATTTCCGCAGATCCTCCGCAGCGAAATCGCGCTGGTCCTCGGCGATCTGGAAAAGGTGATAGGCGTCTATCGCCAAGTCCTCGCCAGCCCATTCGACCGTTGCGCCATAGTCTGTGACGACAGCGGTTTTCCAGATATCCGCGGACTTGAGCGGGGCGAGCAGTTCGCCGCCGGTCGCAATCCAGCCGACAAGGTTTGCTGCGGATGCCGGGGCACCCTTCCAATGAATTTCCAGCGTCATGTTGGACGTTGGCGTTACGCTTTCGATGCGCGGCATGTCCATTTTCGTTTCCTTCCTCAGGCGATGGGAAAGCGGGGATTGGTCCGGTTCCACTCAGCGGCAATCGTCGCCTTGTTCTTATGTGCCCATTCAAGGGCGGTGCCTTGTGCCTTGCGGGCGAGCTTGCCGCGCAGGATTTCCAGCGTCGCGATGTCCACCAATGCATCCCCATCCGGGGTGATGATGTGGAAGTGCGGCGGCAAATGGTCGTTCGCGTAAACCCGAATGATGATGTTTCCGATTTGAACCAGTTTGCCCATGTGCACCCCAACTTCGATGGGAAAACATAGGGCATATTATGCACCATGTAAAGATACATGGTGCAATTTTTACCCCAAAATATGGAGAGAAGTTATGGCTTACACGCTGTCGGCGCGGAGCAATTCGCGTCTTATTGGCGTTCACCCTGATCTTGTGCGCGTCGTGCGTCGTGCGATCCAGATCACGGAAATTGATTTCACCGTGCTTGAAGGCGTCCGCGACATTGGACGCCAAAAAGAGATGGTCGCATCCGGGGCATCCACGACGATGAATTCGCGGCATCTGCGCTCAGAGAACGGCTACGGGCATGCGGTCGATCTCGCACCCGTTGTCAACGGCTCCGTCTCTTGGGATTGGCCGCTCTATCATAAGATCGCCACGGCCATGAAGCAGGCGGCAAAGGAACTCCGGATCGCCGTCGAGTGGGGTGGCGATTGGAAGACTTTCAAGGATGGTCCGCACTGGCAATTGCCTTGGAAGCAATATCCGTCGAAGGGTCCGGTTGCGGGCGCGAAACTCGCGTCTGAAACCGAGACGCAGGCCAAGTCTAAGGCCGTCGCGCTCGTTGCCGGGGGCGTTGGTGCGTCGGCGTCCGTCGCCCAAGAGCCGCTGGTGAAGGCCGTCGAGGTGGTTTCGGCACAACAGGGCGACCTCTCGTCCGGTGACTGGCTGCGCATGGCTATCGCGTTGGTCGTCGTCGGCCTGTCCGTTTATCTCGCATGGCGGAAGCTCTCATGACGCCTTTCGACTATCTCAAGATCGGCGGCGGCATCGTGATCGGTGCCGCCTTGGCGACAATGCCGGCCTATCTGATCGGCAAGGGCGCAGCCAAAACCGAGATTGCGGCAACCTTGCAGGCTGGCCGCATTACCATCCTCAAAGACGGACAAAAGATCGATGAAGAAGCTTTTCAAGCTGATGATGCTGGTTTGTGCCTGCTGCTCGGCGGCTGCGTGCAGCCCAACGACCAAGGCGATTGAGCCGTGCGACCTTCTGGTGCCAATCGACCCGCTACCAGAAACGAACGCCTATCTTGTCGGCCATGACAGGCCGGTTGCTGTCAATGTCGCCCGGCATCGCGGGCGCTATGCCCAATACCACTGCGGGAAGCCCGGCTGATGTCAGATAAATACAACTCGCTCTATGAGCTGCTGAATGCCTGGGGTGGCGGTGCGCTCTCGACCATCGTCGGCGCGATGATGGGTCGGGCCATGTGGCACACCAACGAGGCGCGCAAGGGTCGGCGGAAATTCTTCGGCGTCGAATTGCTTTGGGAAGTTCCGGTTGCTCTTGGAATGGCGTTCATCGGGGAGGGGATCGCCTCCTATTTGAATGTAGGCCAGCCAGCAACGACTGGCCTCATCGCCGGGCTTGCCTACCTCGGGCCGCGCGGGACGGAAGTTCTGTTTCAGAAGTGGTTTTCCCGGCGAATCGCGGGCCAATAGCTACCGAATTGAAAGCCGCTTTGCGCACGCAGGGCGGCTTTTGCGTTTAACGCGCTGGCCTAATAGGCGAAACGAAATATCCACACGAGAAGCAGTAGGTCGGCTAACAGCGCAATCACGAGAAGCCGATTGATGAGCCGCCGCCGCTCGACACTCTTCTTGGATACAATGTTGAAGGCTGCCTTGTAGGCGTTTTCGACGTCTCGGTCGGAACTCGTTGGTCCAATAATGTTCCGAGGGCGCGTCATATTGACGAGGCCGCATGTGACGAAGAGGAAAAATACTAGCAGATAAGGGGCCATCTCCGACGCTGCCTCTCGCTGTTCGGCAACTTGCAATCCCCGTCAGATAAACAAGTTTCACTATCCTATGCAATTGACAGTCGCCTCGCGCATGCCGGGCGACTTTTGTGTTTTGGGTGGGTCAATCCGTGCGAGGGACATGCTCAACCAAAGCCGTGTCGAGCGTCATCTGACGGGCGTTCATGTTAGCGTCAAACCAAAGCAGCTCGGCAAGCTCGGTATCATCCGCCTGCAGGTGAAGCTTGATCACCAGCATCGAAGGGGATCTTCGCCTACGGCTGGCGGCCTTATATCGCTCATGGCTAAAGTATCAGAGGGAAGGTCGAGAACGTCAATAGGCGGAACCGGGGTCAAGATTATGCAACGGGCTTTTTTACAGCCCCATTGATACTAAACAGCATTTTCGCGCACGAACGGCCGAGTTTTACAGCTAAGTGCTGGCGCTATCGACAATAAGTCGAGCTTCCCAAGCTGATGTTGCCGTCCAAGCGTCGGATGTGGGGCAAACATTTTAGGCGGTATGGGATTTGGACAAATTCACCTGACGCAATGTCCGCTGTCTCTCATCGAGATTTAAATCAAACTGTTGCAAAATCTTACGAACCCTCTCGCAAGCCGAATTGCTTAGCCAGATTTTTTCCGCCGGGATCGCCTCCCTCACAGATTTCAGTCTCTGCCGTACCCTAGATATTCCTTCTATCTTCAGGGCGTTTTTCAGCACGAAATCCACTGCCTCGGCGAGCGGGTCTTCAAGGGGGTCAAGATAGCAATCGTGACTTCTTGCGAATCCATCCAACAACTCGATAAACTCCCAGGGTACGGCCGAACGAGCGAGCATATTGAAAAGCTGAAAAGCTGTGTTGCGTGCATATCTCTGCGAATTCTCGGCACGAATGTCACCAGCACTGCAGTAAAGACGATATGCTCGAAGATGCAACCTTAACGCTTCACTGAGATCCTTAAGAGCGTCGGATGAATCGGTGTATAGTCGCTCTTGGGCGCGTGCGTATAAGCTGGTGGCCTTTCGTCCTATCATCTCCATTTTCTCGCGCTCTTCGTAGCGCTTGCCATTGAGGACGATGTCAGCAATGCGAAGGCACCAACCGTCATGGATACCGCTGTTTTTTTCAGCTGCGAACCAAGCTCGTAGATAGCGGTACTCGGGCTCCGATTTCATGTCGAGCGCAAATTGAAACGCGGCACGTACCGAGCTGAGATTTGGTTGCGGATCACACGAAAGCACATATCCGACAATCGTACGAAAAAGCGGATCTTCAGTCACAAAGAGCGGTAAACTTTTGTCAGTGACGATCCGTGTTGCATCAGCCAGTCTCTCGATCGAATGAGATGAGTTTCTCGGAGGCAACAATCGTTCAACTTGCGTTGCGATATTTGCAACCCGCGGATTACTAACGGCTACATGCCTCTGGAACGACTTCACTCGTTGATGAAGAAGCCCATAGCCTACGAGTTGCGACCGCTTACTCTGAACAAATGCTCGCGTCAGCGGCGCTAACGAATATAACGCGTCGCTCCCCGCTTCGTCGATTTGAAGAAACATCTCGCGCACGGCGCCAATCGCGTCACTTATTACAGATGCTTCGAACTGAAGAACGCTCTGGAGATCTCCGAAGCTCGTTGACTCAGCAAACAATGACAGCGCAGCAAGCAACAGCCGCGGAGTATTTGACTTCAGGGCATCCCACTCGCGAAGGAATACATAATCCCTAATGGCATCCCCGACTTGCTGCTGAAATAATTCAACAGCTTGATTATAGTTTCCGGAGGTCCTTCGTAGTGCGATTATGCTTTCCACAACCAAAGGGCGCCGTTCTGAAACTTCCGATAGGCGCTGAATCCTGAATTCTTCCGTTGGTGGCGGAACTTGGAAATGCTCGACGCACTCCTTTACAAATTGCTTATAATCGACGTCATCAAGCCCCGGAACTTCAATTGCATTCATAAGAGATTGGCTTGGGGCGTTTCGAAGCGTGTAAACCACCTTAGACTGACGTTTAGCCCTACATAAGGTACGATAAAGAAAATCCGAGCCGGGATCTATTCCCTTCGTCGTCAATGTATCAATGTCATCGACAACGATCAAAACAGAGTTCAAATCCAAGAAGTCCGCGACGTCGGCCCGAAGTCGGTCCAAGGACGATGTTTGAAGGTAGTCATTATCCCTTGTCCACCCGCCATAGTAGAGGATTGATCTGAGAAGTTCTTCCTCATTTGAAAAATCTGTTATTTCGGCATCGATAATTTTCGCATCAGCAACGTTCAGTAACTTTTCTTTTGCAGTAACAAAAATCACTGCATCCAGACTGTCCCCGCCAAAAACCTTAAGCGCTTCGCCATTTTCTCTCAATAGGCGCGCAAATTCGTATGCAATCGTCGTTTTACCAGAGCCGCCTTTACCATGGAGGTAGGTTCGTGGTTCATCAGAGGCTTCGAGCCAATGAAAGAGACGGTCGAGGACAGCCGTTCTGCCGACAAATCGTTGTTTCAATGTCGCTGGGCTGGGGGGGAGGGAGCCCTCTAGCGAACGCAGTTCACCAGCATCAGATAGCTGCGCGCGGCAAAAAAGAACGGGGTATTGCGCTGGCTCGGCGGCGCGCACTTCATGCCCTACGCGGCACCAAATCTGGCCCGCGCGGTAGGCGCCGATTTGCCTTTGAAAGCGATAGGGGGCGGTCCCATCTGGACGGCGTTGGACAAGCAGAGCATCCACATGTCCTGCCTCATTATTGAGGTACGCATGTAGTTTGATCGGCGGCATCAAACCTAGAAGTTGCTCAAGCGCTTTACAAAAGCGATCGAAGTTGATTTTTACTTTATTGTGGCCCCCAGTTCTTTTCTCGTCGTGCACCCCAAAGATAATTATGCCTCCGTGCGAGTTGGCGAAGGCGCAAATTAATCGAGCTATGCCACCAAAATAGTCATCGGAAAGGGAAAAAGGCCAAACCTCCTTAAAGTCCCACAAGAGACCTTCTGCGTCGTTGAACAATTTGTCGTCTCGAAGAAAGCAGCCGTAGAATTGCTCACTCTCAGGAAGCTCTCCCGCATCAATCCAGGTCGCAATTTGTTTCTGATCCAT